CCTGCATATAGTCTGCAATCTCTGCCAAACCATTAACCATCTCTATCGTTGTTTGTTGTTGTTCCATTATTCCTCCACTAGATCTTCTAATATGCTCATCTCAATTATAGCAAGTCTTACTTTAGAGTTACCCTCGCCCAGTACGACAACAATGGCTGGGTCTTTACCATTCTTCATAGCATCAGTTGTCGCCTTTGCCCAAACCTCTTTGTTTAAAGTAAAGGACTTTCCCACCTCTTTAAAGTCTACAACAAAGTTTTTCCAGGAAGCATCTCCCTTTTGAGTGTTGCGTCCAGAGTTCTTGTGCTGCTTGGCACCTATTCTTTTGGACTCACTCTTCTCTGTCATTGCCCTTGTATTTCTGCTTACCAAACTTAACTGTACTAAGATGCTTATTTGGACACATCCATGTTGCTGTTTTTGTTTCTGGGTATAGCCTTAAAGATCTAACATCACTTTTACATTCATGACAAATAAACTTTCCATTGTAAACAGTAAAGTTAGCCATTTAGTTTTGCCTTGATTGATTCTTGCAAGTCAAGATCCTCTCTTACACGATTAACAAATGCCTCTTTACCCTGGACTTTTGAGCCGTCTGGAAGGATGTACCAAGCACCTGTGCGTTCTACAATGCCGTTTAGTTCAGCAGTAGTAACAAGATCGCCGATGGTGTCAAGACCAATATCATCACCTCTAAAATAAAAATCATACTCGCCAGATTGAAACCCTGGGGAGGTTTTTGAGAACTGGAGTTCCCACTTAATCGTTCTACCAATTTTTTCTTCAATTAATTTATCTCCTACCTTGATTTTGCCCTTAATTGCTTGATTGTCTGACTCTGAAGAAAAGAGTTTAACAATACATGAGGAATAAAACTTAGTAGCCTGACCACCAGAAGGCTGCTGGCTAGTATACATAGCATTGATATTGTTACGAGACTGAGAAATAAGAACAAGCAGAGTTGGCTTAACTTTATTGTTTGCATAGTTAAGCATTTTCCATGCGTTACTAAAGTCACGGGATTCTGCTCCAATCTGCTTTGTGTTTTCCAAAGCCTTCATTTCATCTGTGTCCTTCTCAAAATAAATTGCAGGAAGCATTGATGTAATAGAGTCTACCACAATTAAATCAACTCCAGCGTTCATTAGTCCAACGCCTACATCTACCATATCACTAATAGTTCTTGCTTGTGAGTAAATTAGTTTTTCTGGATCTACCCCCAAAGTTCTAGCCCATTCTTCTGAGTATGACATTTCTGAATCAATCCAGGCACACAACTTTCCTTCTGCTTGTGCTAGAGCAATCATCTGAAGGCACATAGAAGACTTTGCAGAAGACTTTGATCCCCAGATAAGAACCTGTCTTCCATAAGGAAGACCTCCTCCTAGGGCACGGTTCAATCCAAAACTTGGTGTTGCTTGGTATTCATAATTAATACCAACCCCACTTCCAAGTCTTTTCCTTAACTTAGGATCAAGTTGTGCTAACGCTTCTTCTATACTAACTGACATGTACATCCTCCAATGTTACTGTTCCGTCTTTTGTCTTTCCAAAATCAAACTTATAAGATTTTCCTTCTTCAATGTGCATATATGCTTTTGCAAAAGATGTAGGGAAAACTGTAATAGAATGCAAGTCTCTGCTTGTGTCTGCAAGTGTAAGAGATGCCATCTTCTTTCCAGTCTTTGTAATCCTTGGCTTAAAAGAAACTACAAACATTTCATCATCCTTGTATGGCAACTGCTTATAACTTAAGAACTTTACAAGTGCATGAGATGATTCTTTTATCTCATCTGAAGGTATGAAAGAAACAATCCTGTTATCATTACACAAGACCAGATAAGAACGACCTGTCTCAATAGTTGTATTTTCATCATCAAATATACCGACACTGCCAGTTTTGTCCAAAACTTCAACTCGTGACCATCCTGTTCCTCGCTTAATTGATTTTACCATACCCATAAAAATGTATGATCCCTTTTCCTCAAAGTCAACAATATCCTGAATGAAGGCATAGTAGTGAGAAGGGATAGTAATATTAAACTCTGGAAGGTTTAAGTATTCATATAGGTTCTCTTTAATCTCCTGATCATTTCTAGGATTATCATTAAATGTTGCAGCACCAATTACTCTTAGTGCCTGTAGTGCACGACTGTTTACTCCGTTGCCCTTGGTAAATGTAAACTCTTCAAGTTCTTTGTACGAATTAAATGGTCGTGCTGATATGTATCGTTCACCAATTTTGTCAGATATGAACTTGATAGCACTGAGTCCAAACCTAATGCCTTTACCCTCAATTTTAAAATCAATATCCGAATCGTTAATGTGAGGTAACTTAACGCTAATGCCCATTCTTTTTGCTTCAATAAGATATTCAGTTCTTGCATCTTTGTCCTTTTCATTCTTTAGCACTGAGTACATAAACTCAAGTGGGTAATAATACTTTAGCCATGCTGTCCAATATGATAGAGTTGAGTATGCTACTGCGTGAGACTTGTTAAATGAGTACCCTGCGTGAGCCTCAAAGTCATGCCATAGATCACGAGCAGCGTTGGGAGCAATAAACTTTGATGCACCTTCTACGAACTTCTCTTTAAACTGATCAAATTCTTTAGCATCCTTTTTCTTTCCAATGATCTTTCTAACTTTGTCTGCTTCCGACATGGACATACCGCCAAGGTGTACGCATGCTTGCATAACTTGTTCCTGGTAAAGAATACAGCCATAAGTGTCCTCCGTAAATTCCTTTAGTACTTGGTGTGTATAAGATATATTTTGACGACCATGTTTACGATCAACATAGTCTTTTCCAATAGTATTCATTGCACCTGGTCGAACTAGAGCATTTGATGCAGCAAGTTCATTGAGGTTCTTAACGCCCATCTTGACAAGAAGGTTTGTATACGGTGCTGCTTCACACTGAAACACTCCTTTTGTGTGTCCATCTGACAACATCTGATACACATTTGCATCATCCATCTTAATCTTAAGAAGATCTATCTTCTTTCCATCTCGCTCTTTAATTATGTCAATTGTGTTCTTAAGAACAGACAAAGTCTTAAGACCCAAAGCATCAATCTTAATTAAACCAATTCTTTCAGCCTCTTCCATGTCAACACCAACAACTGGAATTCTTTCATCAGAACCAGTAGAAGATCTTGTCTCAAGTGGTGCGTATCTAAAGATTGGTTCTTTTGCAGTTACAACACCAGCAGCATGGATTCCTGTACCACGAATACGACCACGAAGTTGTTCTCCGTAAACCTCTACCTCTGGATACTTCTCACGGAACTCATATGTTGATTTTGATGTACAGAAATCATCCCATGTATCTACGGTCTTTAAAACCTTATTGACATCTGATAGTGGAATGTTTAGTACTCGTGCTACGTCTCTAACAATTCCTTTGCCTGTAAACTCAAGAAAGGTAGCAATAGATGCAACATGTCGATACTGTCTAACAAGATAATCTTTTACTTCTTCACGACGAGTATCCTGAATATCGGTATCAATATCTGGAAAGTCGTTACGTTCTGGATTAATAAAACGGAAGAACAAAAGGTTATGCTCAATAGGATCAATGTCTGTAATCTTTAATGCGTAGCAAACAAGAGAGCCAGCAGATGAACCTCTGCCTGGTCCAACCATGATCTCTTCTTTCTTAGCCCAGTTAATCATGTTACTCACAACAAGGAAGTATGGAGCAAAATTTTTATCTTTAATAATCTGCAACTCTTCTTGAAGTCTGTCAAGATACTCTTGATTTTCTGACAAACCTCTCTCTACCAAACCTTCAAGAGCAGCCTTTGCAAGTTCCTTGTCAGGACTCTTGTACTGTACTGGTAGCAGGTTTAGACCTTCTTGAATGCCGTAGTCTCCCACTGTCTCTGCTAATAGGATTGTGTTTGAGTATATGTCAGGTCTATCAATACCCTGCAATTCCATCGCTGCTTTAATTTCTTCATATGAAAGCAGGTGAATGTCAAACTTATTAAATGTAATCTGACGGTCTTCGCCGTAAAGATAATCAAGGCGTTCCATAATGTTGCCCTTTTTCTTTGACTTTTCATATGTTGCATCTTTTACGAACTTACCGTGTGTGTTCATAAGCAACTTAAACTCTTGAACTTCTTTTTGTGATGGATCAACATGGTGGCAGTCTGGTGTAACAATAACCTTAATGCCAAACTCATCTGCAAGTTCTATAAGATACTTGTTGATGTGTGCTTCATTGTGAGGCATAACCTCAACATAGTAATCTTCTCCAAAGCGTTCCTTAAACCAAGATAGATACTTCTTGGCAAGTGCAAACTCTTCTTCTTCCAAGGCTTTAACTAAAACGCTACTTGGGCAAGCAGAAGAAACAATTATTCCTTCTTTGTATTTTTCTAATATTTCAAAATCAAATCTTGGCTTCTTAAAGAAACCATCCGTCCAAGATAGTTCACTAATCTTGTTAAGGTTTTCTAAACCAATTTGATTCTTGGCTAGAAGGATAATGTGGTTGTAGACAAGATCTTGTTGACCTTCTCTTTCAGACTTATCTCTTGTATCAGATATGTCTGCACACATGTATCCTTCTAGACCTAGAATTGGCTTAATGCCATTTGCTTTTGCAATACGGTGCAGTTCCCTATGCCCAGATAAAGTACCGTGGTCAGTGATGGCAATTGCTGGCATCCCCAACTCAACTGCACGGTTCACGTATTCTTCTGGAGTAGCAATCCCATCAAATAAACTAAAATGGGTATGGACATGTAAGCCTACGTAGTTCATATTACCAATCTGCGTTGGTAGATGAAGTTACAGATGGACCATCAAAGCCCAAATAGTATGCTTCTTGCTCGGCATAAGGAATCTTCTTAAGTGCTGACTCAAGAGGATAAGGTTCAACTGTTCCCCATGCAAATGGTTCCTTGTCTGGTGCTGCAGGAATTAGTGTGTAATTTGTTTCAGTTCCCTGACCATTACGCTTTAACTTCCACAGTACGTTTGAGATGCTTCCTGTTTCTAGTGCATACTCACGAATTGTATTAAATGATGACTGCTTGCTGATACCCATTGACCAGATTGCAACATATGGTGCTTCAATTCCATCGTCAACTAATACGTTGCAATAGAAGCGAAGACGACCACGCCAACCTGCTTTTGGATCCTTGCGGTGCATTTCTTCTGCCCAGTCACGGCCTTCTGATTCCATTGTGTCTACAGCCTTGCGCTTGTAGTCCTTTGGATTTACGTGTTCCTTAACAACAAGTGCTAGTCCACGACTTTCATTATAGTTTGCTGAGTCTTCATCAAGTTCTTCGATAAATCGAATCTTAACTGATTGTCCATCAGCGAGTTTTAGCCACTTTAACTTTGGCCCGTCGTTTTCATACTTTGGCTTGTCGAGCAGGGCATTAATGTTCTTGAGTCCCTTTACTACGCTCATATATTTCTCCTTTGTTTGTTATCTTAGTTTAGCATAAGAGATATGGATTTGTCAAACTGAAACTCTAAATTCTTAAGTTCTTCGTCTGGCATGTCTCCAATATCTTTATACTGATTGTTTAGTTTAATAACAGAAACACGAGTAGAAAGTTTTTCAACTATCCTATCTTTCATGTTTCCTCCCGCTTCATCGTTATCAGCAATAACAATAATGTTATTGAAATACTTCTGAAGCAATTCTATTTGTGTGCTTGATACGTTTGCACCAAGTGTTGCTACTGCTGGAAGTCCAACCTGATCAAGCCTAATTGCATCAAAGGATGACTCCACTACATATACTCTATCAGATTTCTTAACTCTGTGCAAGTTAAAAAGTGTTTTACTTTTTGGAAGCCCTGGAGTATTCTTAAAATCTTTTCCTTCAATAGATCTGCCGACAAACCCCAAGGGGATTCCGTCTGGACTATGTACTGGAACAGTTACCATGTCTTGCTTTTCTGAATATCCTAATGAAAACTTTATGCAAGAAGGCTTTTCAATTTTTCTATATGTGAAATAGTTTCTTGCTCTTTCTGAGGCAACAAGGTTGTTGTGCAATCTTTTAATAATTAACTCATCAAATTTTTTGTACTGCTCTTCTTTTACAAGAACCTTGTCGATCTCTGTAGTAATATTAGTTAACTTTTCTTTGCTCTTAATAAATCTAGCAGACTCAAAATAAGTTCTACCAGAAGTATGCATAACAAGTTCTATAAGATCTGCAGACTTTTGACAAGAAAAACAAAAGAACATCCCGCTACCTTTTTGTACTTCTCCTGCTGGTGTTCTGTGGTTATTGTGAAATGGACAAAAGATCATAAAGTCTGCATCAAGTTCAGACTCTACGGTAACACCCGATCCTGTAAGGACTCGCTTGACTTGTTCTGCGGAATAAAGATTGGATTGGTTACGTCTATTCCTGCTATCCATGTGCTCTTCCTTTTCCCTGCGTAGACTGCCTGTATTGATAATTCAAATTCAAAAAAGTTCTTGATATCATTATACCTTATAGTGAAGTCTGGGTCAAGATCAATTCTTGGAACATAACCACTTAACTTCATTTCTGTAGTCAATAACCGTACATACTCTTCTCTAAGTCTGCCGATCATTGAGTCGTCATAAATTATCCCATCAAGGTAAAACCTTTTAATAGGCTTGTGATGGTAGAATGTTGGTGGCAGGTTCTTTTCAACTTTAGACATACCATATTATAACTACTTATCTTCAAAGTCTTTGTATCTATAGTATCCCTTGTCAAAATCACACTGAACTAGGAAGTCTCCCATGAATCCGTTACGATTCTTTCTAAAAGCACACTCAATAATATCGCTATTGGTACCACGACCAAGGGCTAATACCCAGTCAGCATCATAGGCAATCTGTCTAGACCATGCTGTTTGTCCTAATGTAGGAACTGTTGACAAGTCATTTACATCGTCTGGTGTAGCAGATGAAATAGCAATGATTGGAACCTCTTCACCAATAGCCATTAGTTTAAGTTCTCTTGAAAGGTTCTTCATTCGTACTGTTTCATTATCTGACTTCTGATTAGGTGCCATCAATTGAAGGTAGTCAACGATTACAAAGTCTGGCTTGTACTGATCGATCTTTCCACGAAGCACTGAAGGGTTAATTTCTCCACCCTGATCATTTGAGATGATATGGAATTCTGGTTTACCTTGAAGATTTTTTTCATGCCATTCTTTTAGCATGTCCATTTCAACTTCACCATTACTTAATTTCCTATGCGACCAACGCCCTTCACCCATGATTGTAAATACACGGTTACGGACTTCCGTTTCACTCATTTCAAGACTGATCACTAATGGGCTACGACCCTGTTTCCAGGCCTGTACAGCGAAGTAGAGAGCCAACCAGGACTTTCCGATACCTGGGTATGCAAGGAAGACTCCTAACTGCCCTGGCATGATTCCTGAAGGAAGGTAGTTGTCAAATCCTGGAAGTCCAGTCTTGATACCAACATGGCCAAGAAGTTGCTGCTTCTTTAAATTTTCAAAGTAAGCAACGGCAGATTCAAGATCCGTAACATCGATATCTCTAATTGCAGCAGTGTTCTTTTTTAGTTCTGAAGTCTTTGTAATTAATTCATTGAGGGCACCAGTTCCATTATTATTTTGGATCTCGGATGCTGCAGACCTAATTATATCTTTTAGGCTGTCTGTAAGATACTCACCCTGTAACTCTTCAAGGTGATGCTTTGTTGCACCGATACCTGCTACTGGCTCAAAGTCTCTAAACTTTTCTGTAACTAATTCTACTGGTGGAAGAACTGAGTTGTTCTCAAAATACAGTCTGACAAAGTTCCAAATATCTCCATGAGTTCTTAGAAGGTTATCAACATTTGCCTGAAGAAGAACATGGATCTGTTTATCTTTTAAAACAGCCGTAAGTAGTTTTGCCTCTGTATTATTCACTTAACCACTCCTTTGCCATTCGTCTGCGTTCTGCTCTTTCAGTATTATCTTTTATTTTATCTCTTTGTGCCTGTAATATTTTTTCTGCGTTATATGCAAAATAATTCCAAGAAGGATTCTCTGCAACTGAAAAGTAATACTCAAGTATATCGTAGCACCCTGGTAATGTATATGATTCTACAAGAGCATCAGATGCCCATTGTTCTACATTTAGGTTAAGGGATGGCTTTGATTCGTACCTTGCGGTATGATGCTTGCTGTATCTTGAAAGCAAAGCCATACGGTCTTTGCGTTCTGCCATTATCCTTCAGCAGCCTCTTCTTGTGCTTCTTTAATTTTTGCTGTAAGTTTATCTTCAACAAACTTATACACACGCTCAAAAGCCTGGTCTGGAGATTCTCCATTACGTCTTGAATCAACAACACCAAGATCAAGTCTTAATGATTGAAAGTTGCCAAGGTTAAGTGTGTATCCAAGTGTAACGGATACCTTTGTGTCTTCGTTTTCCATTTTATACCCTTCGTTAAATAGACTCATTCCAGATTGGAACAAATCGTCCGTCTTCAGTTCTTCTATATGTAAGTATACCATCGCCCATTCTGCGTGTCAACTCTTGCTTGCTGGGAGTAATATCATTAGTAACTAACTTATCTTTTCTTGGTCTGCCAATATGGTGTGAAGCAAGTATATCACGTATCTCTCTTACCTGTGATTCTGAGTAATATGATCTTACCTGAAATCCTCTTGCCCCACCTTTTTGAGATCCCGTTGGGAATGGAATGACTCCTCGTTTCATTAGTGATGGCATATATTTTTTATGACGGTTAACTAAGTCAGCAGTTTGGCCTACCGTATATGCTCGTTCTCTTTTATTTTTAAAATCACTAATTAAACAACTTTCAATTTGATCTTTGTTTATATTATAAACAGACATTATTCCATTGGAGTGGTTGTAGTGATGTATTCTAACTAGGCTGCCGTTAAGAAACCAAACCTTTTTGTTACCTGGTATTACAGGTGACTCATTGTATTTTTCGCTCTCAATTGTTCCTTTTTTAGTAGCCATCGGCCCCCCTGAGAATTGTTTGGTGGATGAAAAAACGTTCTCATTCCACAAAGAATACAATATAGTTCTAAATTGTTTATTTCTGTATATTGTCGATCTATAAACATTCTTCCATTACATTTTTTACATTTAATCATTAATTTGGTATTCCAATAATTACTAGGTTAATACCAATACTTGTGTCGCCTCCAGCATTAAACTTAACCGTACCCTCAACCTTTGAAGTTGAAATGCTTTTTAGTGTAACCGTAACATCTTTACCTGCATCTGTGTTTCCAACGTTTACTGGTGTTGCTGTTACTACTGGTGCAAATTTAAACTCGCTTGAAAAATCATAAGAAAATGGCTGAGAAGATCCAGCAGTTTGCGTTGTGCTTGTTGTCACCTGAACGTAACCTCCAATAATTCTTGCCTCGGAGGCTTTGACACTTTGCTTTCCAGCATTTGGTGTGTCTATTGTTACGTACTTATACGCTGATGGAGACACCTGAACAGAAAGATCATTGATAGCCTTAACAATCTGATAGATGTATGTTACGTCTAGTGGTTGGCCTCGTTCTGGTACGGGTAATATTGCCATACTATAATTATACCAGACTTACGATTCCAGAGTCATAAACTTCTAAGTTTTGTGTAGGTGCTGGGTTAATAGATGATATTTGAACTATCGCCCTTACTGACTGTGTTCCTGTTTTTAAAAATGAATAATTTTGTGATCCAGTAGTTCCTAGATAAGACGGAGTTGCTCCATCAAAACCAACAAATATGTCATAAGTTATTTGTATTGAAACTTCCCCTACTGCCCAATTTAGAAAAACTGTATTACCAATTCGGTTAAGGTCTCCTGGACCAACGACGACGGCCTCGGAACCAAGTACAAAAATTTTTGAATAGGCCGATTTTCTATTTTTGTCTTCGGCTACTATTCTAAATCTTAAAACTCTTGAGTTAGAAGATGTTACTTTGCCAAGTAAGTCTTTTTTAATAATAACATTTTTTATTCCTTTATCTGCCATTATCCAACATCCAGGGCAAATCTAAACTCAATATAGTTTGTTGTGTTTGCTGATTTTATAATTGGTTTTGCTCCAACGCTTTTAATTACAGAATATCCAGTAAGTCCGTATAAAGAGTTTGTAGATGTAATGTTTTCTAGTCTTAGTCCATCTAAACAAACATAAAACAAATTAGAAGGTAATCCAGCCTCAGTAACACAAGCATAAATTTTTGCGACAGTTACTTCTCTCCAGTCAAAATTGTCTGTTTTGTTTAAGTCTTTAAGTGATTTTGTAGCAACAACGTATCTGTTTAAAGCAAAATTTACTTCTTGTACTGCTGTTCCAGCAGAGTATCCTACATCATCAATATCTACCTCAAACCTTGCATACTCCTGTGCAGAGTTTAATCCAGTATAAGAAAATTCTAACAAAATTTTAACATTGTCTGGAACTGTACTTGGGCTAGGGCTTTTGCTTACAACGGAAAACGCCAGCCTTAGTTCATCTAATGGACTATTTTTTGTAAGGTCTACAGTGGTTTGATTAAGCCTAATATATTTAGATCCAGTACCAACATCAATTTTACCCAACTGGTTCCGTGTAAGGGTAGAATCGTTTCCAACTATAGCAATAATGTTATTTAAAAACCTACATCTTTCATTTCTTGCAACTCTTTGTTGGTTAGTAAATATTCTGTTGTCTGCATTTGTCTTAAAAACATTAAGAGATTGATTTATAATTCCATTTTCAGCAACACCATCTAATGGCTCATACTTGGACTCTATGTCAATTGCAGCAGAACCCAAAGGCTGGTATAGCCAATTATCAGTATCTGCAAAAGAATATATCGTCCTGCTATCAAAGGATCCAGCAACTGGATTTGATGCTGCTGAAAAAACACCAACCTCAGTAATCTCATATCTTTCTTCTGTTGGTAATTCTGCTGTTAGGACTACCTTATCAATACCGTTCTCATTTACAAATCCTCTAGAAATAATAGGAACACGGAACATCTCAAAATCTAAAGACTTCTTTAGTGCGTAGTCTCCAAAAACACCCCCGTCAGAAGCCACTGGACTGGGTCCACAGCCCACGGCAATGTGAGAGGCATACGATTGTGTTTGACCCACAAGATACTTGGCTAAAAGATTTTTACCTATATTAGTTATCATTAATTACTCCCACTATGTATTGTATCATCAAAAATGCTTCCACTGCTTAATATATTAATTTCTGCTTGCTCGCCCTCTTTAACATTAACTAAATTAATAACTAAGTCTCCGCTTATTGGGTCTATATAGACTGATTTGCAGTTAGGTGTTTTTGTCCACTTGGTCTTGTCTTGTTCATTTAGATTGCCGACTGGTGGAGATATATCGTACCCAGTCCCACAGACTGGAAGGTGATCGAATATGGATAAAGATAAAGATTTAAGATAGGAATCAGATGCCTGCAGCCTTAAAACATTGTTTGGGTTATACTGTAAATAAAGGTCTGTTAAATTTTTAATTGGAGTATATATAACTTTTTGTCCATTTACCAGATCATGCCTAGATATAGTGGCAAGTTCGTACCCACCAATATCTTCAAATATAAGGTCTGTCATTATCTCAATAGACATAACCTCATCATTTAAAAGAATAAGATCTGGTGTTGCAATCTTTACTGATTTATCCTCAGATGCACTTTCTGGATATGGAAGATTTGCAGTTGCATTTGTTGTCATTATAGAACCTCACTTAAAAACACTGTCATGTCTGGGCCATCAGTGTTTCTTGCAAACTCAATGTTATACACAACAAATCTGCTAGATGGATCCGATGCCATGTTTATTGCATTTTCTTGATAGTCTAAACTTACTATGTCTCCCAGTTGAATTGTAGGGATTGCAAATATTTTAACTCCGATAGACTTTCTTGGCTTTGATGTTTTTTCAACCATCCACTTCATTAGGCTTGAGGCTTCATCTTGTGATTGAATGTAGGGAGCAGTCAATGAAAAATCTTTTTTGCCATAAGTCATTCTGCTTAGTTTTATATCTTGGTAGTCTTGTTTAAATTTAAAAGGGTTTGAAATTAGTTTATCTGCAACAAACTGTGGATTTGATTCAAGGCTATTTTTGTCAAAATATTCATCAACTGTTAAGTTGTTATCTGATTGCTGTGTAAAAGTTATTCCTTGAACTCTTAAATAGTTACCACTTGTTTCATCTAGGCTTAGGGCAGTATCTGTTGCATTAAATATCATAAACTCTGCACCGTACGATCCTGCTCTAAAACCAGAAACAACATAGCCCTTTATCTTATTGAATGTTGGAGAAATTTTTGCAGTTAATGCTGGATATGCTTTGTCGTATTTAAAATTAAATATTGCTGCTTCTCTCATAATGCTTCCAAACTCTTCAAAGTATATGTCATACTTTGGAGGCTCTGATGAACCTATTCCAGAAAGGTATGTATTTTGTATTAAACCACTGATAGCATACTTTCTAAAAGATTCGTTTGCGTCAATCTCGGAATCTCCAAAGACAGAGTTAACGGGTGCGCCCAAAGAGAATGAAGTATTTTGAGAATAGTTATTACATAGTGCATAAACATTTTCAAACATTGCTCTTGAAGATCCTCTAGCAAATAATGCTATATTAGAATATACTGGAAGTGGATCATTGTCATCTACTGTTTTTATTAGTTTGCCATTGATGTATAGGTAGAATCTTCTTGCTCTTCCTATATCTTCATACTCTACTGCCAAATCATATACCGTTGGATTTTCCTCAGCAAAAACTCTTGACTGACCAGTAAACCTTCCATCATCAACAGTGATTTTGGCCAGACCATCCCAAAGACTTATTGGAATTGCTTTACCATTATCAGACTTTACCTTATAAAAGAAAACATTGCTAACACTTTGTCTATCTGTTTCTGACAAATTACCCAGCCCAAGGGCTGCTATCTCAAAATAATATCCTACGTTTGTCGTTGGATTTAACATTACTGCAAGCCCAGCAGAACCACCCGCAACGTTAATATTTTTATCTGGTGTAGAACCATTTACAACATAGTAAGTTGAAGATCCGTTTGATGTTTGACCACGGTCTTCGTTTGCCTCAATCTTTCCAATAATTCTAACCCTTGTTCCAAAGTGCTTATACTTTTTCCCTTCTAATGGCTTGTGGACGTATGAAATAAAGTTTCTTGGTTTTTCTTTTGTAGCAAAGTTTGGACCAGTTAGAGAAAGGGCTGATGACTGTACTGACCCTGCAAGTTGCTGAGTGTTTGTAGTTATCTCTCCAACAATAGCAGTTGACATAAAGTTTTTAATGATTCCGCTTCTAGATGATGTTCTTGCTAGTGCATCAGACGATATCCCAGAATCAGTTAATTTTCCAGATGATGCAACAGTTGTTAAAATAGGTAGATCTGTTTTTTCAAAAATATGCTCTGAAGACATATAGCAGCCCTTTACATTGTCATCAGACTTCCAGTAATCAGATATTCCAGCAGAGTGTTCAACCACGGTTGTTCCAAATTGTCCACGACCATGTTTTTGAACCTCTCCATTTTGTAATCTGATAACACCAGATTGCTCAAAATATTTTGGCTCAGAATAAATTCTTACAAGCCCAGTTGGATATATTTTACCATTAAATGGAAGTTTAGAAAAATAATTTTGATAGTCTTCTGTAGAAGTTATCCACACATTACCAAATCCAGTCACGTTGTACTGGACTGCATCGTATTTTATAATTTCTCCTTGTGAATAAAAATATCCATTATATCTTGTAATCCAGTATGCTGCTTCGCCAAGACTAAGGGTATTATTAATTACAATATTGTTTTTTACAATTGGAACATCTACTGTAAGATTAGAGTTTAGTGGTATAGCACTTAGGACGTATGCAGACTGTGTACCTACTTCGTTGTTTATGGATTTTGTATTTTCTGTTCCAGAAACCTCCCATAGGAGTGCAGGCTTATATATATAGAATCTTTCATCATCTAAAAGACTGGCTTGTCGTAAAGAGCCAATAGATCTCTGTATGTGTCTTGTTGTATAATTAATTACACCATCATTGTATACATTATTTGGTTGACTTGATACAGAAATTATGTTTGCAAGTTTAGCATTGGCAAGTGTCTTATTTTTAATTTCTCTATCTTCAAACAAATCATTTGTTCCTTTTAATTCAAACGTTGTAGGCCTTTGCTCTTTGGTTGGCATAATATAATCTTTGCTCATCATGACAAAGTTATTGTACTCATCAAAGAACATTGCAGTCTGAGTTGATACTGCTAAGTCTTGAAGAATTTGTGCAACGCTTTTGTCTGGTCCAACAAAGAAGTATGGAATTATAACTTCTTTTTCATTTGCAACTCTTTTAAAAGTATAGTTGGAAAATCCAACATGGTCTAGCAAAAGAGATACTGCAGAACTAACAGAAACTTCTGTCATTAATATTTGTGGTGCAGTTATTGATTCTAGATACCAATACATGTCTCGTAAAGAAATGGACACAGTCTTACCCATAAGATCTTGCTTAGGGAATGAATCGGAATACAATGTTTTAATTGGTACCCAGTAATCCCATCCTGCAACATCAACGATTACTTCATAAAACTTAAACTGTACATGCCTATTGATATATTTTGCTATAATACTTGATTGATTATTTTCATTAAATGCTTGATCATAATCAAATATATTAATGTTTCCATTAGAAGCAATTAACTGACCAACTGGCAAACCACTTAGTCCAAGATCTGAGGCACTCTTGTTTATTGAATAGTCTAGTGTTTTATCAGATACATTAAGAACAAGTCTTGGAGATATCTCTATAAGGTCAAAGGTTGAGTCTTTTACATTCATTGAGTCTACAACTATTCTAATTCCAGATATGTATTCGAATTCTCTATACTGTGCTTTTCCATCTAATGATTTAGTAAATACGTTTGGAGATGTTGCATCTACAACAAAGTTTGTAAGTCTGTCTACTGTCTCATCTTGTACATACCAACCATACTTTGGCGTTATGATTGCATAATCTGTACCGTTCCAAATATAAAACTTACCTATATCGTTTTCATTTTCTTTAATAAGATAAGCATATCCGAATACAGACTGCTCAGGAAGCAAAGATATACTTGTGTATACTTCAGCAAAAACAAAATTTGCTTTCCATTCATCTGGAACAATTAGTCCATATGATATTTCAACATAGCCATCACTCTTAATGATTGATGAACCATCGGCTCTTCGTACTGCTGGATTAAAAGAAATGACATCTTCCCAATTTAAATCTTTTAAAAATTGAATCTTCCATCTAGTTGGAACTTTTTGGTTTAACTCTCCAAAGAATGGGTCTGAAAATGCTCCAGTTGGGGATGAGAATGGGCCTAAGTTTTCTGTTCCAGTGTGAGTTTGCATTTTAACAACAACCCTATTTGCTGGAATCTTTTCTTTATAAACAACAAAAGGACAAGCATCTTCTATAGAGTTTTGAGAACCTCTTACCTTTGACGCAATACCGTATTCTTGACCAGACTCTGTTCTATATGAAGTCCAGTACTTAAACTTATCATTTTTATCTGGCATATAGTATCTTGGCCTGTCAGCCATAACAAGATTGGGGTGATGCAATTTCCCATTCTCAAAAAATACTGCCTTGTTTATTCCAGATCTTGGTCTAAATTGCTCAAAGCATGCCTCTAAAGAATATAGTGTCTTTAACTTTTCGTTTTTTGTTAGAAATGTTGTTGGAATATTGTCATTGTCAAATGTTCCATCTACAAGGATATCTGCATCTGTTGCTCCTGTATAAAAATTTCCAGCATCATTAATATCAAAACTTGTAGGAAGTGAAGAATAAAGAGAGGAAGCATCTGTTGGTCTGTACCTATAGTTACCAATATGTTTTATATTGGTTGGTATGTTCATATTCCATTCTGCTGTTATTATTGACTTGTTTCGTACCGTCGAAGAAGTCTCTAAAAATGTTTGCAGGTCTTTGTCTTCAAACATTACACTTCTTCCAGGCTTATTGAGACATTCCAGAAATCAAAATTAGTTCCTCTTTTTTCAACAGAGTATGAAAAATCACTAATAAACATCTCTATAAGTTGATTATATTGTTGAAGGTGGTCATATGGTTCTGCCGTTCCCTTAAAAATTCCTTTTCTATCATATGCAAGGTATACCCAGAAAGATCCTTTGTGTGCGTCATACCACTCAAGCATATCTGCTCCACCAGCACCACCATCAGATGTATAAGACTTGTACGGAGAAACTCCAGTGACTGTATCAAAGGTTGGTATGTTTGCATGAGACCTAGATGGAATTAAATTCCAACTTGTACTCAAAGTTACCTTGTCTGCAATGTGATACGATCTCATACGACCGTTAATCATTCTTTCACGCTTTTCAATTCTTTCTTCTGAGAACTCAAGAGGCTGTCTGTTGTCATCAGTAATGACCAGGAATTGGTCTAGCAGGGTTTGATCTTCAACGTCATTTGGATCTACCCCAATTTCAAAACCATTGGGGACATACAAACCATTTTTAAGAGTTCCTGTATTTTCAGACCAAAGCATACCACTTGGTCTGTGATATTTCTTGCGACCTTGTATATAGGTTACCCTAGGATCTATATCATCTACCATTTAGTGACACCCCTCTAATTCTTCTGTCGTCAACTCTCTTTATAGTTGACATTACTGCTTGTGCAATATCATTTGGATTTGCATCTGTTTTTGCATTAACTGTTAGTGCATATGTATTATTATACACTGCCCCGCTACCAAGATCTCCATTGTTCATTTTTTTCATATGATCTACACCATAGGTATCTACAGCATACTTACTCATTATAAACTCTCCTGGAGTTAGCATTGCTGGAACAGTATCTGTACCCTTTGCAAAACCACCAAGAGCAAACATCTTAGGAATGAGTCCACCCATAGACCAGTTTCCAAATGCGTTTGCTGCTGCTGCATTTCCACCAAACTTCTTAAGTGTTGCTGCGTCTGCTGCTTTCTTTGCTGCTGCTGCTGCTGCAGCCTTTGCTGCTGAGTCTTTAACAGCCTTTTCTTGTGCAAGCATCCCTGCTGTTGGCTTCATTGCATTTTGTATTGCTGCTGCGTTTTGCTGCTTATATAGACTATCTAGGTGCATACCTGGAGTGCTTCCAGCATTTTTGGTTACATCTCTAACATTCATTGCCTGATTAAAAAGCATAAAATTCTTTGCAGCATCATCTGAAATTCTTTTTAAGTCAGCATAGTGTAATTGTACAACTGATGATTGATCACTTGGTTTATTTCCAAGATTAGTATATTGGTTTTGTGTTCCTGTTAATGCGGAAGATGCTGATTCTAAAACTGTTGTTGCAGTGCCACGAAATTCTGGGTTAGTTGTGGTAGTTGCTGCATCAGTTACTGTAGGAGTTCCTGTCGCACTTTGTGATGCTGGTCGCTCTTCTGTTGCTGTCGCACTTGGTGTTGCTGTAGGTGTTCCTGTAGCAGTAGTTGTGCTTTCTGCAGGCAGGATAATGTCAACTTCTTCCTCTTCGTATGCTTTTATAAGTTTGTCAACAATCTTTTCAGCGTTATCCATTTCTTGCACAAACTTTGCGCTCTTTGTTCTTGCAACATCAACTCTATTTTGAAGTTGTTCCCAGCCTCTTCTAAAGATATCCAACTTCTTTATTTGTTCTCTAAGGTCAACATTCTTCTTTCTTATTTCTTCTTGTGGTTTTTCAATGTCCTTTTCTTCTAAATCAAAGATATAGTCCTCTAAGTCTTTAATTTCTTTTTCAAGAACCTTTCTAGTTTTTCCACCTTCTGTAACTTTTGAAAGTTCATTTTGCTTAGATTTTTCTAGAGCATCTCTTTCTTTTGTTACTGCATCTGCTGCAGCCTGTGCTCTCATATCCTGAGCAGCCTTTGCTGCTGCTGCTATGTCTCCAGATGTTAAGGCTTCTGCAAGAGTTAACTGGCCCTTTTGCTGTTGAGAGATTGCTGCATTTGCTTTTTCAACTTCATCTAATGCCTTAAGTCTTTCATCATATTTTTCATTAATCTTTTCTTCTTGTTTTTCAATTGCTCTTAGGGCTGCTTCTTTGTCGTCTATATCATACTGAGCCTTGTCAATTTTATCCTGTGCAAGATCGATCTGGTTTTGAAGATCCTCTGTCTCTACATCAAATTGCAACTGAAGAGTTTTTTCTTTAACATCGGCTTGGTCCATTGCATTAGAGAAACCTCTATCAAAAATCTTTTGCATTCCTTCAATTGAGACTGCATCAATTTGTATTTGAACCTTTTCTTTATTTATTGCCTTTGTAAGAACATCTATGAATCTCTTGTATCCATCTGATCCTGGCTTAACTGATGCTAAATTAACTAATGCTTTTTTAAGATTTTCACTTTGCATAATTGTATTCAACTGTTCTTGTGTAAATCTTCCCATGACTTCTGTCATTCTTGTTAGAAGAAGAACATTGTCATCAAGCGTTGTTTCTTCAGCCTGTAAGGCTTCAATTGCAGCGTAGTCTCTTTTTTGTTTTGTTGCTTCTTTCCAGGCATCTGTAATCTTTTTGATTTGCTTATCATCTAATTTTTTATTTGCAATTGCTGCTGCGAAGGTTGCATCTGCAACTGCTTCTAGAGCAACAGACCCTTCAACACCAGCAGCCTTTAGTCTGGTCAATGCTGTAGTTTGATTACCAATTTGTTTAGCCATTCTTTCTTGATCGCTTACAAACTCTCCAAGTTTAATAGACTGAAGTGCATCTCCTATGCTTTTAGCAGTATCTTTTATTGCTGAGATATTTCCTTTTTCGTCAAACTTAAATAACTTCTTCTTTTCTTTTTCATATTCTTTTGGATCCATACCAACTATGAGATCAATTAGGTCTTCTCCTGCTCCTAGTTTTCTCATGTCATTTTCAATACCGCTAAATACTCCAATTGTCTTGCTGCCACCAAATAGTTTATTCAGTGCCTTAGAAGATGCAGCAAACCCTTCTGTAACCTGTATCTGATTCTTTCTTACATCTCTTAGTTTCTTTAATAGATCATCTAGTGGAGATGAGTCTATTCCTTTTTTGTCTGTGGTTGTCGTAGGCTTTTCAATAACTTTTGCTGGTGGTGTTACAAACCCCTTTGCAATATATGTTGCAACTCCTGTGCTTTGAGAAAGACCCTTTCCTGCAAACTCATTATTTGCTGCAGCAATAACATTTGGATCACCCTTTCCAACTAAATAATTTACAACTAGGTTTTTATTTATTGTGTCCTTACCTTCAGAAAGTGCTGCCCAATCTGCTTTCACGCCAGCAAATACTGCTGGGTTTTCTCCTGCAAGTTTTGTTATAAGTGCAAAATCTAATTTATCTGGCAATGGAGCAATAGCAGTTAAAGCATTTGACGCTATGGCCAATTGATTTACACCATTTGTCTTTAGGTCTAGAGTAATGCTATATTGTTCTTTAAATCTACCCAGTATTTCTAAGGCACTTAGGTCTTTATCAAATGACTCTTTGTTTGTGTTTGCATAATTTAACATTAATTCCATTGTCTTTGCGCTGCCACCAGTTTTTGAAAATTGCTGTATAAAGGAGTTCGTGTCTGCAAAACCTTCTTCTTTTATTAAAATACCAATCTGACCTTCTAGATTTTTATTTTCGCCAACTGCTTTTAAAATCTTCGTAACTGAGTTTGCAGTTAGATCCTTAGACGCAAACCCTAATTGTATATCTTTCTTAAATGGCGTGTCTGCAAAAACTGATAGTTCGTCTTTTGCAGCAGCGACTGCAGTTTTTATGTTTTCTGAAGCATCTTTATATGCTGCATCTAAGGATGTATTGATTGCAGCATTAAAATCTTTATTAGAAAGTTTAGAAGATAAAGTTTTTACTGTAGCAAGAGTTGTAGCATTTGCAGTATTTAGTGCATCGATCTTTCTTTTTCTTTCATCTTCAAATGCTAACGCTTCTTTGTCTGTTTTTGCACTTTGTATTTTTATTGCATACGCTTTTTCTATTGCGTCTGCAGTTGCTTGATTTTCTTGAACAGCCAATGTTGCTGATTGAATTGCTGCTGCATCTAACTTTGCATTTCGTGATTTTAATTCGTTATTGGCAAATGGGCTACTATCTGTCAAGCCACCAACAACTACATCAGCAATCTTTTTCCATAATGGCAATGATTTGTATACTGCAGAAGAGTTTGCTCCAGTGATTGCCTGATCAAAAGCCTCTTGAACATTTTGCATTGTATTTGCTTTAATAGTTAGCGCTACTGAAAGAGGGTCTGTGTACAGGTTTTCTCCATTTGGTCCAAGAAGTTGCACAAGATTTCCAGTAATTGTTGCTGGGATTGAATAGTCTCCTAATTGCTCTCCAAGTGCAGAGGCAATACTTTTTGCTTGATCTGTTGTTATTACACCCTGCATGATTGCTTGAGCAAGATTTGAAGAAATATTTTTTCCAATTGCTTCTGGATTAATTCCAGCCTTTGCTTGCTTATCAATATCTCCTAGCAGTGTTTTGCCAAAACCACTTTCTAAAATAGTTTGACCAGATCTTCTCTGTCCTTCTGTTGATCCAGAAAGTGCGTTTTCTCTTTTTCTTTGTGCCGACTCACTTGCTGAAACTTTTCCAGTAACCATTGACAATGCTTTTATCTTATCAGTTCCCATAGACATTGCATTTGCAAGTGCAACTCCTTCTTCTCTTGCCTTCTTTATGTTTTGATTAAAATAATATAGACTTGCTGCAACAGCACCAAGTGCCACAACAGCAATTCCCATTGCACTTGTTAATAATGGCATAACCATTGAAAGGGCCATCATTGGCATCATTAATTTTTGGGCAGTATCTCCAACAGCACCAGGTATCATGGAAGCAGCCATCATAACTCCAGAGGCAGCCATCATCTTGCCACCTGCGCCCATACCATTGCCAGCCTGTTTTCTTTCTGCTCTTCTATCTTTTATCTTTTGAGAAATAGTTGACAGTCTTGAAGATGGTGTTTGCTTGGTAGCAGAATTTGCAGCAGATGCTGATATTACTGATGCTGGATATCCAGACTTTTGAGCAAGATCACTTCTCTTTTTCTGTGCTTCTAGTTGTCTTCTTATTGATTTTTGATTAGCATCTATTGGTCCAGTTCCATACAACTTTGTTCTTGATGCTGCTGCCATTGACTGGCTACCCTGGACTGTTGCTGCTCCAAGTTGTTGTCCCGTTGCTCTTGCATCATCAATATATTCTCTTGCACCAATTACAAGTCCAGCGCCAGCATCTTGACCAACCTTACGCATCTTGCGTGATGGAGACTTAGTCTGTAGCGCTAATGCTGCTGCATTTGGAAGTTCATCTGCAATTGCCTGAATAGCCTTTTGGTTTCTTACTGTTAAGTCTCTTAGTTTTTGAGGCTGTCTTGCAAGAACCTTTTCTCTAGCAAGTGCTCCTTGACCAACAGCATCGGCATACATAACAAAGTTTCTGCTTGTTTGTTTTTCAATAGCAGCGTTTGTTTTTGAATCAACTGCAATCTGTCTAAGAGCCCTACCCTGAACAGATAACTGCTCTTCTGTTAATGCAACACCCTTATTTATGTTTGACATAATAGAGTTAATCTGTGTTTCTGTTGCTCCAGTCTTTACCAAATACTCTTGATATAGTTTTCTGTATTTTTCAGACTTCTTAAGACTTTCAAGGATTGAATTATTTTCTGCACCAGTTTGTGGTGTCCAGACATTACTACTCCATGCTGGATTTTTCATTCCAGTCTTTACGCCAGTCTTTACGGCCTTCTGCTCTTTTGAAACAGCGACTGTGTGTGATCTATCAATTTGTGTAGCAGACTTAATCTGTGCAGGGGTGGCACCATACTTTTCCATCGTTTGTCTAATTGCTTTTGCTGATGCCCTTGCTGGAGCCATCTCTGCTGCTGCTGCAGTTTTTCCACGCTCTCTTCTTAATTGATCTGCTGGACTTCCAAGTGACTTAGGAGCAGAGTAAGCACCACCGCCACCAACTCTCTTTTCAGAGTTAGAAGCAAATGAGGGTCCAAGTGATGCTACAGTCTTACCTTGTGCCTGTGCAAGTTTTCTAACTTCATTTCTAAACTTCTTGACTGTTAGTTCAGTTTCTGATGCTAGGTTAGTTAATGCTTGTCCAATTAGATCATCTATCTGACCAATGCTTGCATCTATCTTTGATTGGATTGCTCTTATTGTTCCCTGACTTCCGCCAGACAAACCAAATGATTGTCCTGCAACGTTTACACTTTTAGATTGACCAATAATTCCTGCTTTTTTGTATCCAGGAATGTTGTCTGCAATCAAGCCCTGAACAAGTCCAGGATACTTACCAACAACCTTTGCAGAGATAATTGCTTCTCCATTGGATCCCATAATTGGAATAGAGTCTGATGTTGGTCCTCCTGGACCAGTGATAATTCCGCCATCTGCAAACTTTTTAGGAGCAACCCCAGGTCTCATTCCTCCTGGCATACCAAATGCTCTTTGTGCTGCAATTGCTCTTTGATAAGCAGTTGCTAACATATTTATTGAAGATGCTTCTGATGTAAATGTTTGTTTAAGTCTTTGGTGAACCTGATCTAGTGATGCTGCAACGGCTGATGCCTCAAGTTGTTCTTGCGTTAAGTAGTTTGTTTGTTGTCCCAGGATCTGTGTTGATGATCCGACCTTTTGAAAACCACCTCTCATATTTGTAAATAATTTAATTATGTTAGCAATAGCATTTGCTACCAAACCAAAACTCATAAGTAATATTGGACCAACTCCTGCAACAGCGACTGTAAAGATTGTTAAGAATTTTTTACTACCATCACCAAGATCATTAAACTTTTCTAAAATCTTTGAGGCAAACTCGACTATAGGTGTTAACGCCTTTAGGAATTGCTCTCCTACTGGAGCAAGTGTAACCTTTAAGTCTTCAATTGATTTCTTAAATTTATATGTTGTTGTTTCTTCAATCTTGCCTAATTCTCGCTCAGACAGAATTGCTAACTCTTCGGTTGTTGCTTTTGTAAGTTCTAGAACTCTTGCTGCTTGTGTACCCTCTGCCGTTACGTTTTGGAACAATGTGGATAGACGAGAAAACTGGAACTTTCCAAATAATTGCTCAATGGCTCTTGCACGATTAAGTGGATCAAGGGTATCTAATGCCTTTGAAAAATCAACGACTGTTGACTTAACATCTCCCTTATTTGCTTCAACAATTCCTTTAATGTTTATACCAAGGTCTGCCAAGAAAGCGCTTGCTTTTGCTGATGGATTAATTAAAGATGCAAGACCAGACTTAAGTGCGTTTGCTCCTTCTGATGCATTGATTCCACCTTCCTTCATTGCTGTTAGGAAGAATGCAAGATCTTCTACATCTCCACCAAGTTGCTGAACAACTGGTCCAGCCTTTGGAATTGCAATAGTTAAATCTTCAATAGATACTACAGTCTGGTTTTCAACTGCGTTGAGGAAGTCAATTTTTTTAGTTAAGTCTTCTGCTGCAACGCCAAATGCATTTGTAATTGATATTGTTGTTTCAAGTGCTTGTGATTGTTCAACTCCACCGAGAACTGCTAGGCGAGTTGCTTGTGCTACCTGTGCAGTAAGTTCTGCTCCAACCTTACCCATTGCTGCAGCATCTGCTGCCATCTTCATTGTTTCTTCTACTGCAACGCCATACTTTGTATACTCTCTTGCAAGTGTTTGAATCTGGCTAACCATTTCATCTGTTTGCTCTTTTGTTGTAAACATGTCTCCATAAACACGCTTAAATCTAATTGCCTGCTCTTCCATTGCCATAAATGTTTTTGCTGCAGCAGTTCCGAGCATTGCAAGAGGTACTGTAAAACCAACCATCAACTGACGGCCAGCCCACTGAGTATTCTTACCAAAGTTTAGAAGGTTAGTAGATCCTTGTTTTAATAATTGATTTAACAGTTGTTGCTTCTGTGCTGCCATGGCTGTTTGTGTGCCAAGGTTTTTCATGTCTAGTGTAAGAGGTCTTACCGCAATTGCTTGAAGAGCGCCATTGGCCCCTCTACCCATCTTAACATACTGGGTCTGAATATCTTTTACACGCTCTCGTGCTACTTTGTTTATTGTCTCAAATTCAGACTTAAACAGTCTACCGAAAGTTTTTGTGGCTGCGCCAGTGTATCTAAAATACTCTCTTGAAGTTAACTTATTTTTTTCTAAAGCATCTGTGAACGACTCTGTACTTGTTTTAACTGTACGCATCGATGCTTGGAATTTACCAGTAGCATTTATGCTGTTCATCAAGTTCTGTGCTTGATTTGCTGAGACTGCTGATGCAGCAGCACCAGACTTTGACATCTGTGTATGGAAGGCTGATATTTGTCGTTGCAGAAGTTTTAGACTTGCTAAAGCATCAGACGTATCAATATTTACATGAATATTGGATTCTACATCAGCCATCCATTAACACCTCTTATTTAGTTATTTACAAGATTGCCAAGTAGCGAAGCATCAGAAAGTCTAATGCCTGAAGCCTCTTCGACAATCTTATATACTGTTGGAAGATCTAGATTTTCTTCTAGCGCTTCCTTGTCATCTGCCAATTCTGGCTTGTATTGTTTCATAGCAATTTGAACACAGTCGATAAGCAAGTCCATTGACTTTTCGTTATCTTCTGCTACCTTTGCAATATCTTCAAACTTCTTCATAAATGGACGAAGTAGAGATATCTTTAGTGGTCTTACCTTGATCTTTGTTCCGTCGATCAAAGTTACTGTTTTTTCTTCAGTGGCAGTTGCCATTTATTCCTCCTTATAAGGTTTAGTTAATTATACCATAAAGCAGGCTTATTTTTGTTAATCATAAGTTTCATAATCAAGTCCATGGCCTATTCCAAAACCAGCCTTTTCAGCATTTGAGCCTTGCAAGGCCAGAATATCATTTCCATCTCCTGTTGCACCTTTGCTAAATACTCTAGCCTTCATGTCTTCCCACTCATTACCACTTCCAGAATTTTTATCTAAATCTACCCCTTGCATAGCAGCAGCAAACTTTTTATCACTGTAGTCTAATTCTCTTTTTATTTTAATTGTTGCAGTTAACTCTGGCATTGACAATGACTTTTCTAGTTCCTCATAATCTTTCCATATACCAATAAGAAAAGCCTCTGCTTCTAGTTTTGCTAAATCTAAAGTTTCCCAAGATGCCCCGCTATCTACTGCCTGAGACTTTACCGTGTCTTCAGATTTGTCGTTTATTTTTATTCCTGCTGCGATATCAATAATCTCATAAATTGTTGGCAAATCTAAACTATCTTCTAGATCATCTATTGTCTTTATTGATGAACAATACTGCTGCATAGTCACTAAAGCACAACTAGCCAAAATGGAGATTGATTCATTATCTGTTTTTGATGATTTTATAGTTTCAAATATTTCCAAAAACTCTCTTAAGTATTTTATCTTTAATGGCGCAGCAACAATAGTCCTACCATCTACTAGTGATATTTTTTTAGTCTCATATACTTTTGTTGCCATTATATAAGTATACCAAACAGAAAGACCCAGCCCCTTAAAGGGCTGGGCCAACTGTATTATTAAGTTGTATTATGCTGATGGTGTTGCGAGTGTGCGGTCTACGATCTTACCGTATGACGCATTGTCGTTTGGAAGAAGACGGAATGAAACTTCAAACATTGAAGCCTCGTCACGCTTTGCTGATACTGTAACATTCTCAATTGAGAGTGCACGGTATGCAACATAAATTCTTTCCTTTGCAATTGCTGCTGAACCAGATCCTGGTCCTACTGCCACGATACCACGTTCTAGTGGGACGTCGCCGATATCTCCTGCTGACATTCTTAATGTCGACAAGTTTGCTGCTGTTGCGATTTCTTCGTTTGATGCAATTGCTACTAGAAGATTTTCTAGTGTTGCTTCTGCAAAAGATGTATTTAGATTAACTGTCATACCCTGCTTGAATAAACGAGCAACGTCGAGAAGTTGATCTACTGCTACATCACCAAAGTCTGGCTGGAATGCGAGTTCCAAACCATTTGATGTGTATCCGATATTTGTGAACTTTGTGTTTGCTGGGCTATTAGACAAAGTTTCCTTATAGGATGTTGCGGATGCTGTCATTGCTGGAAGATCAGTTGTCGCTTGTGCGTCAGTGATTGCTCCTGCTGTTGTGTATCCGATTGGACCTGCATCATGCGTAAATAGTGCTGCTGCACCTACGATGATGTTGCTACTTGAACCACGGCTGTATGCCATATTTTCACCTCTTTCATTTTTATTAAAAGGGGGTTGTTTCCTCGCCTTAATTATACTGCCTTTTTATTAAGGGTTTGAATGCCAGTCGTAGTCGATTATGATCTTATTCCCTGCATAAGTACGGGCTGTGCCAAAGTCAACGATGTCTCTGGTCTCTTCAAGTTGATAGATCTTGAAGTTATGAAAGAACAGTGGCTTAGACTCTGTGTCCCATGCGCCTGGATTTGCTGCTGCCCAGTCATTAAGGTCTTTTGCTGAGTCATCTCCATTATCGAGAAGATCGCTGATTCGTTGCTGAGTTATCACCATCTTTGTAGTTGCGCTTTCCCCCACAGCATAAAAGTAATAAAGTAGTTGCTCACACTTAATGTATGGAAATGGTACTCTTCTCATCTTAAACATTCTGTCATACACTCCAAAAACTTCACTGCTATCTGGAAATGTTTGGGTTAATGTTTCTATTTCTGTTGGCAGTGTTGGGAAAAAATATGTTACTCCTCCACCAAAAACTTCTAAATCTATCTTTGCTGCCAAATAGGCATTAATGATTGTGGGTGGATGATGAATTACTGCAGCCATTATGCACCCATCCCTGCGTTAGCAATCCAGCGATATCCAGTTGCTATACCCTTAGATCTACCAAGAGTCTTTCCTGCTGGTAGGTCTTTTTTGTATACCTGTGGATTTTCAAGATACTTTGCAATTCCGCTTGTTCTTAAAAATGCTTGAGAAAAATATCTATTAAAGAACAGATCAAATGTTTTTTCAAACCCACCCTCCACTTGAGATCCTCCAGGATTTTCTATCGTGATTGGTCCCTTTGTAAAAACAGTGTCTCCGTTATCATCAAATGCTAAAACCTGTGCAACCTTTGGTCTAATCGTTACTGGAATACCATATTCCATAATTCTTGCTTTATCGTAAAAGGGAGTTCTTGATCCATTTTTAATTGATGTTGACTGACTAAATGAAGATCTAAAAGATAGGCCAAGATTACTAGTTGTATAAGATATGTTGTAGAGTCTTGCGCTTGGGCTTCCTGTTTGATTCCACTCATAGATGTGATGAAGCATGTCAGGGTTAACTCTTGCATTAGAATCTATAAACTCTTTCATTACATCTACTGTTTCCATTCCTAGAGTTTTTAGAAATATAGTCTTTCCTTTTTCAATTCCCTGCAAAAATCCAATAGAGTAATCCACTATATTGTTCATTTCTTTTTTAAACTGACTAGTATTAAATTTAGTTATCATACATCACCTGACTGATTTTCTGATCTTCTTATAACTACCTTATAGGACTCAACATTTCCAAATGGACCAGTAAATGGCTCATATGTTGCTAGTTCAAACAGTGTTCCTTTGCCAGATCTAGGACCTGATGTTTCCATATATATAAGGTTTCCTTCTTGATCCTTAATGTCTGTAATTAAAATATTAGTTAATGCATTTTTACTATCTAACAAGGATATTCTTATGTCAGACTTTACTCTGCCAACTAGTATTGAGTTTTGGGTTATGTTTACATTTGGCTTTACTTCTTCTTTAAATGCTGAACCTCCAGAAGAAAAACTGCAAGCAAAGACTCTATCAAGAACCCATTGCTTTTTTATTGCTCCAAAATCACCTTGCTTAATTATTGGGTGATATACAGATGCCTGCATTGGAAACATAAAGTCTGGTGTTTCGCAAACTGTCATTATAGTACCCCAAGTTTTGTAATAGACTTAGCATACTTTAAAAGTATCTTGTCTACAATTATATTTCCTGTTCCTTCGAAAAGACCCTTATCAAATTGAATTCTAAATTGATCTGTATTGTAAGAAGAAATAAATCTCTTGTAATAATCTAGTTTTCCACACTCTATATCGTGAACAAGCATTTCCGTTGCTCTAACAATATCTGATGGAACTGCTGTGTATCCATGCTCTACGGTAATTAAATAATCCCAACCTCTTCCAAAACCTCTATAAATAAACTGAGGATCCAGATAGTCAGATGCTGCTGCTGGTAAAATTAGGGGTGCTGATTCTGCACGATTAATGTTGTCAGAAGACTTTTCAATAATTGCTGTCTTGTCTGATGAGACTTCATACTCTCTATCTTCAACTAATTTATTGTTTTCGTACACTGCTAAAACTTTTTTTACATTATCCCAAACTGGAAGATAGTCTGCTCCACTTCCTTCAAAGTGTAAAACTTTTTTCTTATAATAAAATCCTTCTGGAATTACAGAGTCTATTACTGCTCTTGCAATTTCTTCATTTACAGAGTATGTTGATATGTCTGATGCAGTGCTTGCCTTTGTTGATGGGTCAACATATGGTCTTACAATTTCATAAGTTTCATCTTGGAGAGTTACTTCTCCAACTGCCCCAAGGTTTTTAACAATCTCAACCCTGTAAGATGAATCATATTTTCCTGATAAAGATATGCTGAGACTGTTTCCTGATACCTTATTTAAAAATGTTAATGTTGATACTGAGAGATCCGCCATGTCAGTTATATTAACAGTTATAGTTGATGATGTTATTCCCGCAGGAACTACAAAATTAACAGGTATATCTGAATACGGCGAAACTCTCAATATCTCCATCTTTAATTATCCGAAAGCCTTCTGGATTTCTTCTGGTGTAGCAATTCTAACATGTGATCTAGTTAGCCACTTGTCTGCTTGCTTTTGTGTTACGATGTTATATCCTCTGCTAAGAGTTCCAACTTCTTGCCAGTGAACGCTCTTTGTTGAGTGAAGTGCTACCTTTCCTGAAAGGTTAACCTCTGAGTTGATTGTCTTGCTTGGACCGTCTGCTGCCATTGATCCAATAGCGCCTGTTTCTGTAAATCCTAGTGCCTGAACTGGCTCTGCTGCTGCAGGTGCTTCGACTACTGCCTCGACAACTGGTGCTTCAATAACTGGCTCTTCTGCTGGCTCTTCTACATGCTCTACTAGTGCCTCTACCACTGGGGCTTCGACATGGTCTTGCTCTTCTGCATTATCTGCTGAAAACGGATTGTTGTAATTATTATTTTCCATTGTATCCTCCTTGTTTGTATTATATCATTAAAGTATTAAGGGGGACAGGAGAGTGAACTCCCGCCCCCCATTAAAGGTACTGTTTACAGATTACTCTGCTGCAGCGTCAGCGAATGCAATTGCATCCTCTTCTTCCCATTGAATACCAAAGCGGACGAATACTGTGTATTCAATTGTGTCCTTCTTTGCTACGTATTCACGGTTTACAACGATGTCGCGTTGGAATCCCCATACACGGTTTGCAGGGAATGTCAAGTCGATATAGCCTGCTGGGTAGTAAGGAACTTCCTGAACTTCAATTCCGAGAACACGTGTTGTACGTGCTCCACCGAATGTCTGTCCTACGCCATCAAGATATGATTGACGGTTTGCCTGGGTTGATCCTGGCATCTGTCCTGCAAATGCTTCTGCAACTGCATCAGCAAGTGTACCGTTATGCTTAACGATTCCACCGAATGTGTCTGTACCTGCGTAGAACTTAAGATTGTTCTTAAGTGCACGGTACTTACGTGGCATTGCATTGATAATACCCTGCATTACATCAGGGGTGAAGGCGTTATCTGTTACAGTTACAACTGACTCGTGTGCTTGTCCAGCACCTGTTCCAGTCTTTGCCTTGCTGATAAATCCGTCCATGATTGACAAGAATGAACCTGTCGCTCCGTCACCATTGATAGCGAGATCTTCGATATCGTTTGCGAATGCGTTAGTCATCAAGCGTACTAAGTGATCTTCTAGAGCGTCACCTTCTACACCATCTTCTAATGATTCTGCTGTTACTTCCCAATCAAGACGAATCTTCTTGGTAGTAAGTTCGACCTTAGAGAATGTTGCACCTGTGTTTGTGTATGTACCAATTGCTTGCGCTGCTGCACGAATTACACGCTCACCGACGTTTACCTTCTCAAGTTCCATAGAATTAGCCTTCATTGTTACGCGACGGCCATCCTTTGCTAATACTGTTGCATCCCAAACATAGTCGATAAAACGACGTGCCTGCTCAGGGCGCAAAATTCCAGAAGCCGCTGAACCACTAGGGTTAACAGCGTTTGCTCCGCTTGTAGATCCAAGGGTTGCTGTTGGAATATTTCCAAGTGTATTTGCACCTGGGTTTGCTACTCCACCAATACCACCTGATGCGAAAGCACCTTGACCCTGGTAAAGTCCTGGTGCTGTTGCACCTAGATCTGCACTAGCGCCTGGCTGGTTTTTGATTATTTCTTCTGACATATTGTCACCTCCTAGTGATTTTTTCATTTGAATAGATCGGCTGTTTTGAGGAAACTACCGCCCCATAGGGATTTTTCAACCATTTCAGGCTGAGACTGAAAGATATCGCCGATATCTCCAGACTTTCGGAATGCGGTTTCTGCTTCCACAGCGTCTACTCGTTTTCCAAATTCGTTAAATTCGTTTGAAACGGCTGCAATATCTTTTGCAACTGCTTCGAATGAATCCTTTGCTGTATCAACATCTACCTTTGAAGACTTGAGAAGTTCTACTTCTGCTTGCAAAGACTTTACTGTTGATACTAGATCGCTAAAGGCTGATTCTAGAGTATTCTTCATTTCAGTAACTGCTTCTGCAATTACCTCTTCTGACTTAGATACTTCTACAACTGCTTCAACTACTGTTTCGACTGCTTCAGCATCTTCTGCCTTAACAATCTCTTCTGCTACAAGTTCATCAGTCTTGACAACATCTGCTGTCTCAACCTCTTCTGCTTTGGCAATTTCTTCAGTAATTTCTGCAACTGCCTCTGGAGCGACCACAACATCTTCAATTACGTCTGTATTTTCAACTTGTGTTTTTGATTTTGTCATAGGTTGTACCTCCTTGTTAATCTTAGAAGTATTAATGCCTTTAGCACTATCAACTAAGAATTTTATCATGTCTATCTTTTCGTTATCTGTTTTTTCAACGAAACCTATATTTGCCATCTGCTCGCCAGTGCTTGGACTTAACTCTGACTCATTTTCTGAAACCATAACAATGCCTGATTCCTTATCATAAAAAACATTTTCTAAAACTGTTTCGTCACCCTTAACAACATCTACTCCGTCAACTTTTTCAACAGATACAATGTTTGCAAACTGATTTGCTGGGGAATCTACAAGACTCAACTCAATCAAATCGTATTGCTTAATAATTCTAATTGCTTTGTCTGACTTCTCGTCAAACCCATCGTCCCACTTATTCATTCTTCCGCCAATAGAAAAACCAGTTAGTGTTCCATCTAGAACTTTTTCCCAAGTATCTTGTGCACCCTTTGAAACATATGCTGATACGAATACTCCGTTATAAAACTTCTTTGATTCTGGATCAAAATACTTATCTGCTTTGAATGAAACCATCTTGCCTACTGCTAGTGGCTGATGCATTTCTCTAATGTTCCCTCGGAATTTTGCAAATGCATCCATTGATGCTTCGGCTGTTACGATGTCATCTTGCTTGTCAAGATTGTCTAAAGATGCAAATCCAGAAACGACTCTACGCTCTTTGTCCACTTTGGTAAGGGGCATAGAAAGACGAAGATTATTCCCATCGGTATTCCAATGGGCTTTAGATATATTGCTCACCATCATATTATAAGCCCCTTTTTGTACATATATCACAATGTGGACATATTGGACATTAAGGAGTTTTTCTTCCCTCTCCCTTTGGGGCTCTTCCAGCAACTGTTGAAGTGCTATCAGAGTTGTTATTAGTTCTTTCAGAGTCTCTTGCTCTTGTTGTTGTTGCCTCTGCTGCTGTGGTTGGCTTAAGGTCTAAGACCTCATCCCCACCATCACGTTGTGGCATATCTAAAAGAACTCTTGCTTCGTTTGGAGTCATGATCTGATTTTTAACATATCTCTCAAGAATTTGAGATTGTGCTATTTCATCAGTGAGAGTTAGTTCGTTGAAAACAAACTCAAGAATGTCTGTCTTTTCACGAACAATTTTATTGATCATTTTTTCAATTTGTCTTTGGGCTGGTCTTGCAACCTGCTCCTTAAAGGTGCGATCCTGTGCAAGTGCTGCTGCTATAGATCCAGAATCGCCACCTCCAAGTTTAGACAGTGGCACTTGATGTGCGACCAGGATGTCATCACGGTTTTGTTTACGATACTCTTTAAAAGAGCCGTCTTGTATTCCGTCTTCGATGGGATCCATTTTAAATTCTACTTTATTGTTTTCGCTATCACCTGGAAGTGGAATATATAGCGTTCTGTGTGACTGCCCTCTGAGATTTGTCTGTAAGAATCGGAACATCTTATCTTCTGCGTCTCCAGAAAGTTTTGCACCCTTTAATGTTACAACGTATCTTGGAACTGCTTTGTTTGCAAAATAGTCAATATTGTATTGTGAAGCAAGAGAGTCTCCGTGTAGTGAGTTAATTGCCGACATAATGTCTGGCACTCCGTAAAAGGTATTAAGTGGTGAGTATTGCTTGAAGTGAATAATCTCGTTTGGTCTAGCGTCTGTAGTTAGTGGGTTCTGATTCTTTGCTCCAAAATTACGGAAATAAACAATCTTGTTTCCAATGATCTGAACATACCCATCTTTAATTCTGCGAACACGCATAGTTGTTGATGGGATATGTCCAACATAGCCAATCTCTCCACGAGTAGTTCTTCCAATTTCTAAGTATCCATTTCCAGTTGACTGAAGGTCCGTGTAAACTTTTTCCATTGTTGCTGTAAATGAATCATCATCGTTAAGTGATTCAAGCCAGTCACGCATTTCAATCTTTGCTCTTTCAATTCTTTTTCTTGCTTTCTGAGTTGCACTATTATCTTCTGATGCCTCAAGTCTCATCATAGTTCTTTGGGAAACCTTAAACTCATAGCCTAGCCCAACGATGTTTTCTACCTTTGCATCAATTGCTGCATGGTTTGCAAATGAAGTGTCGTAATAGTTTGCTAATTCATATAGGTTCCATGGGGGTGTAATAACATCAAACATTCCATAGCCGTTTACGTATACTAGGCCTGGGTTTATTTCTTTTGATTGTGCTCCGTCAATACCGCTTTTTCCAGCAAGTGCTGCAGTTGTATATTGAGTTGTTGGTTCAACCATCTTTGTTGAAGATCTGCTTATGCGTCTTTTAAAATTTGCTTCTAGTCCGTCAAGAGATTTTAATGAATCCCAATTTCCGTTAAATGGATCTGACTTTGAAAAAGTATCGTCTTTCTTTATTGCATCATCAATTCTTGCACCAATTTCGTATTCGTTATCTTCCATGATTACTCTTCATCCCCGTACTTAGCAATTGTATCTTTTGCTGCCTGTACTGCTCCAAGATCATTTAGATTTGGAATAAGGCCAGACTTCATTCGATCTACTTGTTCAGAGTACTCTTCTTCAGAAACTCTTGTTAGCCCTGGAACAAACACACATGTGCCGTCTCCTGGATCTCCGTAATGCATTGCAGTCTTTTTTAGTTCTGCCATTCTAGATATATCGTTCTTATCTGAAGGAATGTTAAGTACTGAGCCATTACCGTCTGTAAACCATTTTCCATTTGCCTTCTTGTATACATAAAGTCCCCAGTCATAGTTCTTTTCAATGACTTGGCGTCTAACGTTTTTTACAATTGGTTGACCAGTTTTTGGGTCTATAAGAGAATCCATAACTACAAGTATACCATATTAGACTGGGTCTTGTATGAACTGGTTCCATTTTACGTCAGTAAAGATAGTATATGCGTACTCTTCAAAACGAACTGGCCTATCGTCATCTACAATAATTTTATTAGTCCCCGTGTAACTTTTGTAGACGTCTGAAGGATTTACACCATAATAACTTGTTTCTGATAATACAAGGACCTTATTCCAGTTAAAAGATGGGCTATCCCAAAACTCCCAATCAAGAGGAGAAGATCCAAGAACCTTAACTCTAAACCAAGGTCTTTCTGCTATGTTCTGAACTTCTTGCAGGTTTGTAGATTGATAGTAAGAAAGACTGTTAAATAGTAGTGGACCAGTTAATCTTACTGCACCTTCAAAAAATGAGAAGTTAAGACTGTTTGCAAAATTAATACCAAGAAAGCCCCACTCTTGAAGAGTTATTACTGGCTCTTTTACTATCTTGCCATTCCAATAAAATCCAATACCATTTTGAACTAATCCTGTATTTGCATCTATTGCATAAATTTTTGCTCTGCGTCCAGAAGGATCGTTAGCAACCATGTAGAACTTTATGTAAGAGTCCTTGCTTTGAATTTCAAATATCTGTGTCGGAGCATATGGAAAATAGTCTCCATCAAATCTTACTGCCATTTGCATTGCTATAGCCTTAAATCCCTCTGCTCTGCTTTCATTCACAGGAATTAAAAGACCTCTATTGACTAGTGGATCATACTTTCCCTTTAATTGAATACCACTTGTTTTTGTTAAGTATAGGTATGGAGATGACCCTGTATAAATTGCAAAAGGATTATTGCTTTTAAAATTATAATATATTCCAGTTTTAGTATATGGATAAATAGATGTTCCAAACCTTGTACCGATTGGGCTTGCATCAGCCTCATTAAGTGCTTGCGATGAATAAGAAAGTTTTTTAATTAATACATTATTTGTCTCTGAATTTTTTACATTTATTTCTATGTGTGTAACAATGGACAAGTCATTAAAGTCTACACCACTTGGTGGATAGATAATCATATTATCTACAACTTCATACTTTGTTGTCATCCAGTCTGAACCAGGAATTAACACTCCATCCCTTGAAGGTCTTTCTGTTTTTGTAAAATAATAATATGTTTGGTTTGCCCCTAACTCTGTATACTGAAAAGTTACGTATGACTTTACAATTGATCCGTCTGTGTCATATCTATAATCTTTTGCTATTTTATTTTTTAAATCATCGTAATCATTATATCCAGTAAAAAGATAATTATCTAACGATGTGTATGTTCTTTGAACTGGAGTTCCATACTCATTTGATAACTCTGAATATGTCCAAGGCTCTGGCTCTGTTTCTATTGCGATTGTTTTTGATGGTATTGGATAGTCAATGTTAAACTGAATAAAATCAAGATCAAAGTATTGGTCCCCTCTTTTATCCAGAACTGATTCAGCAAAGTATGTTAATGGTAGTTGATCTTCCCAATATGCGCTTGCAGATACAGAAAGTTTGTATGTATCAAAAACTATTTCTGGTAAAAGAGTATAACTTGCAACGTGATCTAAAAGAGAATCTTCTTCAGCAACGACTACGCCTCCACCACTAAGTGCTCCGTTTGCTGTGTCTGTTAAACCTCCGTAAGGTGGCATAGATGTTGTGTCTATTCCTCCGTCTATATTAATTAATTGGTTGTTTTGATAAACAGCAAAAAGATCTTCATTCCAAATAGGAACTCCTATCTCATTAAACAAAGCCCTAATTTTTTGAAAGTTGTATGTGGTACATGCTCCGATGTTGTATATTTTTCCAGTAAATGTTGAGAGTCCATTCCTGTCTCCACCGATATACATTCTTAGGTCTGATAAAGATCCAAAGAAGTCTGATACGGGGCTTCCAAATCTTGATACAAATGCTGGAATGTTTAGGCCTATATCTATCAATTCTCCTGGATCGGCAGTTAGTGGAGAATATAGAACAGTATAAAAATCTACAATTCCAGTTCCTTTTATGCCTGGACCATACGAATACTTATCAACATAGGTTTGATCTTGATTTTGAATAAGAGTTATCCACGGAGTTTCTATAGAAAATGAGTTAGAACTCAATATCTTAAAAACATCTACATAGTTATCCGATTTATTGAATTCTGTTTTTTCAAATTGTGATATTAAAACTTTTGATTCTTGTGAAATTTGATGTGGAACATTTGTAGTATAGACTGTATTGACAATACCCGTCGTTTTATTCATAAATGCTCTTGCTTCATTAATTTTTATATTGTTAGTTCCGTGTTTATAAAATATATTAGAATTTTTTAACTCTATCATAAAATAACTATTTGTATTTTCTTTTTCTATTTTAAAAAGAGTCTGTACCGAACTAGATGTCTGTGGTAATCTAAAGCAACCGTAGAAAGCAGAAATGGGACTTTTTATAAAGTCAAAGTTCTTAAAGAATAAGTATCCAGAAACATTATTCCAAGAAGGGTTTGGTCTAAAAGATAAAAAATTTCTTGTATCTGATGACTGTACAAGATTACAGTCCGACAAAAGTTCTTCTTCTGTTTTTGATGATAAGACTATCTCTGGAAGTGGATGAGACAAAACAGAAAGAGATTTATTTACGATTAATGTATTGTCATTAAAAGCCTGATTCCATGAGCCAAGTTTTGGATATGAATAGTTTGATGTATAGTCTGCAAATGAATGATCAATAAAAACAGAGGTTCCGCTATATGATGTATTGATGTTTTCTGGAATGTCAACACCTTGTCCAAAAACAAACCTTCTTTTTGCAACAGCAGTTGCAACTATGTATGGATAAATTCCAACACAGTCTACCTCTATAGGATATATGTCGTCATATGCATAAAACCCTATCCAGTCCTGATCCTTACCGTTTGAGTTTAGCATTGATGGTAAATAAAGAGACTCTGTTAAATAGTTTAAAGAAACAACTTCTTGTCCATTTATTACAAGAGATGCGGTATCTTTACCTACACGCATGTGAACAAGCATTGGCCTTGTCCACTCGCCAACATAGTATGCTCCGTACTCATTTCCTATTTTTAAACCTATTGATGGACCATCAACATATATTCCATCTTCTGAAGCAATTGGCCCAATAATTCTTTTTCTTTCATTGCTATATGAATTTATTCTAAGCCAAGTTTCAAAAGTATATTGTTTAAATTTACCAGCCTCATTTAAAAAACCAGATCCAGGAATTATAAGTGATGGGGTGTTTGTATTTGGATATATGGTTGTAAGTCCAGATGTTCCATAAACAATCGGAATCCCTGAATTTTTTGCTTTAAGCATATTGTCAGAAACCAAATAGTATCCATCTAACTCTTGCAGACCGTAACATTTTGAGACAACGCCTTTTTGTGGTGAAATAGATATTGTTGATGGTATGTCAATTGCTTGAACACCAAGAGATGTAGATGCAAACTCTTCTGACCATTGACCAAGGCTTATTCCATTTACTAAGAACACATCTTCTGTTTCTGATCCACCAATAAAATTAATCTTAAATACTAGCCTAATATTTGTATCATCTGGAGGAGTGTCAAATGTTTCTGATATAAAGACCCAGTTGCTATTTATTACTGTATCATAATTTTTTAAATGAGTTATGATGTCACCACTTGTTGTATCTGTATATTGATAACCAATCTCAAAGCCAGCGATGTATGCGCTTTCAGAATAAAAATAACCACCTACGGAAAATGTTCTTAAATAAGTATTAAAGTCTCTTAGGCTCATTATTTCATTACTTGTTGCAATTATAGAAGCCATCTCGTTGTCTGTTGGTGTAGCGGTAATTTTACCAACATAACTATTTATAAATGGTTCGTCTACTGACTGGGTATAGTTTTGATATGTACCGCCAACAATTGTCCAATTTGATAAATTTCTTTGTGGTTCTGAAAGTAAAGAAATATAGTCTGCTGTATCGTCTAAAGCCCATAGACCAGTCGGATGCTCAGCAAAGACTTTTTCGGCATATAGGTTTGATGGATTAGACATTATAGGTCTATTTTACCACAAAAGACTACTTGTTTATTTTAATTTCACAGTAATCTGTAGTGCAGTACATCTCTCCTTGAGCCTCAAGATTTTCTGCTCCATCATAAATAGCAGCAAAATCAATGTGCTTTAATTTACCAATATACGATTCGTATTGCTCTTCAGTAATACCTGTGTATGGTTGCTGTGGATAAACTGTATTTCCCATTGGAAGGAATGATACAGCCTTTAGTTGTCCTTCGTACATATTGAGTGCTGGAACAATATGCTTTGACTCTGTTTCTTTGTCAAATGAAAGTGTCACAGAAACGCCATTGTCAGACCAATACTTCTGAGCAGTTGCAGCAAGTGCAATCTTCTCAAACAAAGTAACATCCTTTTCAGATCTTGGATGACCTGACTTAATTGGGAAATAAACTACCGATGTATTTGCTGATACAACGTCATCCTCAATTGTGTACCCTGCTGCTTTGAACAGGTGAATCATTGGATCTGTATTTCCAAATCTAACGGCACGTAGGAAGAACTCTCCTCCAGGTCCCCAGTGAACTCCAGGAGTTGCACCAGAAAGAATTGAAACTGATCCTGATGGCTTAACGGTTGTTACACGAATTGATTCACGAACACATAGCCATTCTGAATACTGATGGTCATAATGACGAATCTTGTTATAACCCTCATCCATCCATTCACGAACAATTGGCAAACCCTTTTGATCTGCAAATGATGCAATACCTGTAAGTGATGTACCAATACGACGGTTGCGTTGCATGATACCGTTTGTTTGTGGCCAGTGTGTTGGAACAAGTGTTACAGTCTTTCCATATAGGTATGCAAACTTCAGGGTACGCAGGAAGTCTTCCTTAGATTCATGACGATTTAAGTGCACTTCTACAAGCGTACATAATTCGTATGATTCTAATGGCTGCTCCGCACATGGGTTAAATCCCATCACACGATAATCCTTACCGTCTGGCGCATCCTTTAGTCGTCCATAATTACGGGCAACATCAAGCCAGATAAAACCTGGCTCTCCGTTTTCTGTAATTAAATCTACATAGTCTTCGTACTTTGTTCCTACTTCTGCTGAAATAGAATTATTAGACATCCAAGCCCAGCCTGGATTTTCTGGATCAAATGAGTTACGCTCTGGAAATAGTTCTGAATTCTTTAGATTCATAAATGTTTCATCCCCAGCATTTCCCAAAGCAAGAGTTGCTGAGCGTCTTACGTTACCTGATACCACACAGGTACCGATAAGGTTTACCAAGTCTACGATAGCACGAGAGTCTAGTGTTTCACCCGCTCTGGAGCCGATTACACGGTCTATATGGTCGTGTAACTTGATAAGGGGTGCAGGTCCTGATGCAACGCCTCCAAAGCCCTTAATAGGGGCTCCTAGAGGTCTGATCAAGTCGTAGTTAAATTTCTGAATACTTTGGTTTGCTCTGAGATATGAGTTGATAAGAAGTCTAACTGACTCGACCCATCCTTCACGAGTGTCTGGGATTTCGAACACCTGTTCAGGTTCTGTTGGGGCATAGATTGAGAAATTCTTATCCTGTCCTACTGTATCAAACCCTACACCAATTCCAAGCATAAGGGCGTCCATAACCCAAGCAAATAGGGCTCCTGGATCGTTCTTGTCAAGGTCCTTTGTAGATACCATTGCACAGTTTTGAAGCGCTGCTGAGTTCTTCTTCTCCATAGTCATAGGGGTTCCAAATGCCCACATACCGCGACCTGGTGGAGTCCACTTTAATTCAAACATTCTTTGGAATGCTTCTTGTGCAGACTTCTGAGCCTTGTAGTCATTCCAAGGCAACCGATTTTCTTTAGCATGATTCTTTTGTACTGAATACATACCCTCGATTACACGCCGACAAACCTCATGCCATCTTTCTTTAGTTCCATCTTCCTTCATACGGGAGTAAGTACGAATAAAAGTAATTTCTCCAAGTGAATTTTCTGCTGCATCCTTAAACCCAAATGGGCTTTCTTGGTTTTTGTACTTTTCTACGAAGTCCTCTGGAAGTTTAAAACTAAAAAAATCTGACATGTGTATCGTCCTTTCAAAAACGGAATAGTCTTAAGTATAGCAGAGTTTTATAAAAAGCAAAACTCTCAATGTGTTCTCAATAGTTATGCTTAAGAAAAGTTCTTTTTTTCCCAGGCTATATTGCGATATCCATTTGGGAAAAAAGCATTTTTACGTCTTCTTTGGTCCATAACCTGTTCTGCATTGTGATCTACTCCAAGGCTCATTTTCCAAGATTCTCTTTTAAAAGGAATAACCTGCAATATTGGAGTTCCCTTTTTTATAACTCCTTCAAAATTTTTTTCTAAAAAGAATACATTTCTTGAAGCAGGAAGAAATTTATCTGTATCTATTACTGCTTCTACTGCTCTTATTGGAATATTTGATTGATGTATTGGGGACGTAAATAATGTGCTGTATCCTTCAGGAGTTTTTGTCATCCACATAGGCATAATCCTAAGTAAGTTGTCTACATAGATATTAGGTTTAGATGGATAGTGAGATACTTGTTCTGAAGAATGCCAACTAATTAATATGTCCTTTATACTAGAAAACTCTTCATCCACACTCCACTCAACTTGTTCATTTTTAGTATTGATATATAGATCAACTGGCATAAGAAACAAATAGCCCATAGTCATTGCATCAAAGATTGGCAAACATTTTTTTATAGTTAAGTTTTCATTTCGGTCTTCACCCTCTTTGCTAAAAGATGAAGGTTGTGCCTTGTACCAAGATGGTGCTGTTTCTTGTGCAGATATTGGAGGTGGAAAAGAAAAGTTGACCTGAGAATGTCTTAATGGCAATTCAATAAACTCTATTATATTTTCTGACATTTATAGGATCCTTTCAAAAACGAAACAGTTTAAGTATAGCAGAGTTTTGAAAAAGCAAAACCCTAAAACTTTTGACTAGACTTTTATTTAATTAATTTTTTTGCCATTCTTCTTTTTGAATAGCCTGCTGCCTTCTAACTTCTTTTTCTTCTTCGTCCCACCTGTCTAAAGTTTCCTGACTATATGAGGCATCTTCGTAATCCCAGAAAGAAACCATGGTATATCTTGTTCCATCTAATATTTCACTTACGCCGTGTATATTTTCTAATCCTCCTGGAAAAACATAATATGAGTAAGCGTTTGGCTTAAATGAAAGATACGGATCTTTCCATATTGGAACTACCTTTCCATACATATCAACATTTTCAGACTTTTCATCGCTCTCTTCAACAAAAAACAAATTGCCTCCAGAATAATTATCATTTAAATATAAAATACCAACATACTTGTTAATCTCAAAAGCATTTGGATTTCCTTCAAAGTCAGAGTTATCTGAATGGGGTGAGGCAAATCCTCCAACATCCCACTTTTGTGCATGAGAGGTATTTGCTTTAACTTTTCTATCAAAGACTAATTCAACAGCATCTTTAAACTTTTCTCTCAAATCTTCAAAAAAATTATTGGTTAGTCCATTTTCTATTAATGTTGGATCATTTGGAGATAATCCCATTCCAGAAGAACCATAAAACGCTATGTCTCCCCAATTATCTCCTTTTGACTCAACATAGGATATGATTCCTTCTGCTGTCTCTTTATCTACAAAGTTTGGAATTTCTACAATTCTATTATCTGTTATTCCAAGAACACCCTTAGTGTTTTTTTCATCTTTTAAGTATATAAAATTTTTTTTGTCTAAGTTATCAATTATCATTGATTTTCTCCTTATGGGATAGTATAGTAAAAAAGAATGGAATAACATATCTGATTCCACTTTTAATTTCACTAACACCGTGAATATAGTTCATGTCTCCTGGGAAAAAATATGCAGACCCTGCTTTTGGTTTAAAACTGACATCTTGATTTGGAAAATATAACTCTCCGCCCTCATAATCATTATTTAAATAAAACAGTCCAGCAATATCGTACCAAGGAAAATCATTAGGCTTTCCAGCATTTTCGCCTTCGTGTAACTCTTTATCTGCATGTGGTCTTTGTAGTTGGCCAGGTAGCCAACGAACAATTGCAGTACTAGTTGGAAAAGCATCTACACTAAAAAAATCATCTACTTCTTTTTTTAATCTTTTTTGTAAAACCACTATGGCTGGATTAATTCTTGTATCTTTTTTATCTAAAGTAAGTTGAGTTGCTACTCTATCGTCCCAATATTTTGAGTCATATATAACAGTTCCTTCTTCATTATAGTGTGTTTCAGTTATATCCCATTCAGTTATATCTCTTGCTTGACTTGATAAAAACTGTAACTCTTCTTCTGTCATAAAGTTATCTCTTGACTGTATCATAGACTTATCGGATCCAAAATGTCCAGACTTTGTTATAGATACCCTCTCGCTTGGACCATTATTAGAAAATTCACTATTGTTCATAAAATTATTATACCAGTATATCTACTCATACTTTCTTGGCTCCCAAACATTATTCTTGTATATTCCTCCGTCTGGTTTTCTATAGATACTTGCATTTTCCATTGCCTGCTTCATTAATTCCATTGCATCATTTTCTTCTATAATATCAGAAACCCAATTCTCTCTTTTAAATGGGATAAGTTGTGTATATGGTGTTCCTGCTGGAATAACACCTTCAAAACCTTCTTGAATAAAAAATGGCAAAGATCCAGGAAGATGAACCTTATCATTATCTATAATTCCACTAGTAACTAAGAACGGCAACTCAAACCTATTAAACGGTTGAGAGTATAGAGCGCTGTAACCTTCTGGAAGTTTTATCTGCCAATCACATGTAAGTGCAAAGTGTTCTTTATAGTATCCATGAGGATGCTCAAACTGTGCCATCTCTTCTCTTACCTGAATAAAATCTTGATACTTTTTATTCAATACCCTGTGTTTTAGGCCAGACTCTGTCATATAAAACTCAATATCACATGGGGTGTTAAGCGAATATCCAGTCCCCATTATGTCAAATATTGCTGGGCAGGCTTTCCATGTAGGAATTTTTCCATTGTCTGGACCTATAACAAAACTTTCATCTACAGTAGACTTTAGAAATCTGTCAGCCTTTCTAAACCAATCTGGTATAGTTTTTATTATTGGCCTTGGAACAGAGTTGCTATCTTTTGATAACCATATCTTATTTGCTGTAAATGTTATTTTGTTGATATCCAATTATATACTTCTTTCATCTTTAATAGATAGTTTTATGCTTTTTAGTTCATGACTACCTGTTTTTTCTCCAAGGTGATTTACGGCATCCCTATAGAAGTTTGTCCAAGATCCAGATTGCGTTATTTCTGCAGATCTTGATCCATAGTCAGACAGTTTTGTGTGAAATTCATTCCCAAAATTTTCTGTTTTTAATACAAAAACAGTATCCTGAATAGATTTTAGACTTATCGGAAGTATTGAAACAATTGGAGTATTTGCAGGTATTGTGATAACCTCATTTGCTTTTGTTATTTTCCAGGCATATGGTATTGGTGGAGATAAAACAGAAGTATTTATGATTGTTGTAAACCCTTGAACACCGTCAATAAACTGGTTTGGAACTGGCATAAGCAAGACGCTAACGCTTTCTTTTGTTCTAAGCCAAAGACCAGTCTCAAAACTTATTGTTGCGTTTGCTCTGTTAGTAGAAACAAACCTTTCTCCAGAAAGAACCTTTACATGCCCTTGCTCAGAACTATCATTTCCATCCCAGATAAAAGATATATCTTCAGGAAAAGAAAATGTCCAGCCAAGTGTGTTTGAAAGAGATACTGGCAAACACCTGTACGCATGCTTTTCAAATGTTTTATCCATCCAGTCTCTATTAGGTGGAAGTGTTGAAAAGTTTATGTGAGCATTACCTGACTGGTAAATCTCTATCTCCAACTTAGTCTCCAGTTTCTTGGAACATTTCTGGTCTATGGTACTTTGCACTGTGGTCAAGCATAGTAACAATAGAATACTTTGTTCCTGAATGAACTGGCATCGCTCTATGACTATACATGTAGTTTGATGGGAAGATATATAGATCTCCAGCCTGTGGCTTTATCACTAGTTGTTGGTGTCTAAAAGAAAGTTCTCCACCCTCATAGTCGTCATTTGGGTAAGCAACCAAAGAAACTGTACAGTTATATGAAGATCCATGATCATGATGGTACTGAAAATGCTTTCCTTCTGTATACTTTACAAAATTCATTGCTTCCCAATATCTTAACTCACCTATGTTAAAACGTCTTTGATAATCATCAACTGCTAGTTTTTGTCTGTCATAGCAGTCTTGCCAAAGTTCTTGAAGTTTTACAGAGTCTGCTGACAAATCACTTTCAATGTCTGTTTTTTTAAACTTAAAGTCTTCGCAATCTCTATAGTTTGGCATAAGTTGCTGATATCCAACATATGCTGGTCTCCAAATGTAACCGTTATCTTCTTTGTTTAAGACTTCTTCTAGTCTTTGAATTGCATTTAACTCTTTGGTTATTACATTTCTATAAACAAATATACCACTTCCTAAATCTTCTACAGATGTCCAAGACTTTTTAGGATTGGCCGTAACTTCTTCTTTATTATTCATAATATACCTTTCTCTCTATTCTTTATGATGAATGTCGTTATAGTCTGTCATTATTACTACAGAATACTTTGTTCCTTCTGTTACTTTACAAGATGAGTGCTCATATACAAAGTTAGATGGGAACAAAATTATATCACCTGCTTGTGGTTTGATCTTGATATTGTGTCTAGGAAAATCTATTTCTCCACCTTCGTAATCATCATTAAGATAAATAACAGCAGAAATGGTACAGGTGTAATATGGACCATGATCTGCATGAATCTTAAAATATTCTCCTGGCAAATACTTTACAAAATTAAAAGCCTCTTTATATTTTACTTGCAGGTGCCATAAAGACTCGTAATCCCTTAAAGACTTATCTAGATAATTTTCAACTTCTTGATGTATGTCAAATAAATCTTGATTAAACTCAATAATCTTACCTAAATTTTCTCTCTTGTACTTTAGATCAAAACAATTTCTTACTGCATCTATTTTTTCTGTATCATTTACAGTTGCAGAATTCCATTTAAATTCATTTTTTTCTTCTATTACTTTTTCAAGTTTTGATATTATATCTAATCCTTGACTAACGCTAAAGACATTTCTATATAGATTAATTCCATAGTCTAAATTGATTACTTCTATTCCTTCTGAAATTATTCTTTTTTCTATCCTATTTTTTGATAACTCAACTCTTGGCAAGTCTATCCAACTTATATCATTTTTCATTTTTACCATTTTCCTATAGGGCAAGAGGCATCTTGTAACTTTGTTTTTGCTGCCATAAAGCAACCGCACTTTTTACATGTGGTTGTTAGTTTTATAAATTCAGGACATGACCTACAAATGTCAATTCTTGTGTTTTTTTCTTCTTCTGAGACATACTCAGTGTTTGAATCTAAAAAATCCCAAGGTCTTGTTTCCCCTAGATTTTTTTTATATTGCTGCCAAGGAGTTAATTCTTCTGACATTTTCTATTCAACTTCCACTTCTTTGTAAATAATTTTTGGATTGCTTTTTGCTGCTGCAATTATTACATCATTGTCTGAAGAGCCATGACACCAAGACATACAACCAGTTACAGTGTTATTTACTAAAAATGAAATAGAAGTATAGTCACTGCAAGTAAGATGTATTTTTTGTGTGTCAAGATTGAGATTGTCAACTCCGTCTAATTTAAAAGTTTTTCCATCCCAAATACTTCCTCTTTTTGGTATATATCCTAAACTAGTTATATCTAAAATTAAAGGATTGTTTTCTAGACCAAACATTTTTCCCTCATATCCTTCATAAGGGTTTTTGTTTTCATCTAGCATTAACTTGTAAAACAAAACCTTGTCTCCGTCTAGGTCAAAGTAGTAATGTTTTTCAAAATTCATTTATAAATCTCCTTATTGGTACTATCTACAAAACAATTGTACCATAAAAGTGTTTATATACGATCTTCTGTTTCTACTTCTTTTTTATCTAAAATATCTAAAGAATATTCTTCTTTTAAAATTTCAGATGTATTCTGATCTACTTTCCAAAAGTATGACTGACCATCTTTAATAAACTTAATAAGAATGCCACCATTGCTTGTTGTAAACTCTGGATCTTCTGTGTAGTTCTTGTAGAATAGCAAATCATGAATCTGCTTATCCATATCAAGAGAAGATGATTTTTCTCCGAATGATATGCTAACTGTGTATACTGTAGAATTATTCATTTTTTTCTCCTTTTATTTTATTCATATTTAGCAGTAGTCCTCATAATTTGCACTTGCTGGTACTGAGAAACAATTTGGACAACAGAATGTCTGGAAACTTGGTCCAAATGATGGGCAGAATCCTGGGAAGAACGGACAGAATGATGGACAAAATGATGGACAAAATGATGGACAAAATCCTGGGAAGAACGGTGGGAAGAACGGACAGAATGATGGTGGGAAGAATGGGAATGATGGTGGGAAGAATGGTGGGAAGAATGGTGGGAAGAATGGTGGTGTTGTTGTAACGCTGTTAGATGCTGCAGATACTGTAGAGTTACCGTTAGCATTTGTTGCATAAACGGTATATGTCTGAGCAGTACTTCCTTCTTGGGTTACTGTTGTAGAGGTTGCATTAAGTGTTGCACCCTTACTATCAGAAGATGCCCAAGTATAGTTAGTGATTGCTTTTCCACCGTTTGCAGGTGCTACCCAAGTAACTGTATCTAAGTTGACTGCTGTTGTTGCAGTTGGTGCAGCAGGTGTGGCTGGAACAGTTGTTGCTGTTATTGCAGCAGATGCAGCAGATGCTGCAGATGTTCCTGAAGCATTTGTTGCTGTAACTGTAAATGTGTAAGATGTATTAGATAAAAGTGCTGCAACAGTTATTGGTGATCCTGAACCTGTTCCAGTATATCCTCCTGGAGAAGATGTAACTGTATAAGATGTTGCTGCTGGAGAATCTGCTGGCAAAGAAAAAGAAACTGTTGCTGCTCCATTATTGAATGAGCGAGCAGTTCCTACGTCTGTTGCTGTAACGCCTGTTGGCGCTTTTGGTTCTAAGAAGTCATTCTGTTGTAGAGACTTCGATCCTAATTCTTTCTTTGCCATTTTTTTTCTCCAATTTCTTTTCTTATTTTTTTATGCTGTTAGGTCTCCTACGATTACCCATGTGTTAGTTGCTCTCTTCATAAGAGTTGCAGAAGACCACTGTGTACGTAGTTTAAATCCTGGAGTAGCATTAATAGTTACTCCTGATGCTGCAGCGATAGTTACCTGACCTGCACCAGTCTGTAGGATATCAATAGATGACCCTACTGGGTAAGCAACAGTTGCATTTAACGGTATAGTTACTGTTACTGCTGTTGCCTTATTCATTTCAATAAGTGAATCTCTTTCTGAAAGTGCTGAAAGAGTGTAGGAATCTGTCTTTTGGATAATAGGTGTCCGTGAAGGAACGCCTTCCATTGTCTGTGTTCCGTCTGTGAACGCTATACCCTGTGCAGCAACTGTTACGACTCCTGTAAATGTTGGTGTTCCAACAGATGCCTTTAGGTTAAGCGCTGTTTGAGTTGCTGTTGATACTGGCTTATTAGCATCTGATGTATTGTCTACGTTACCTAGACCAACCATTGTAGAAGTAATTCCTGCAACAGTTCCTGTAAATGTAGGTGAAGCAAGATTTGCCTTAAGATTAAGAGCAGTTTGTGTTGCAGTCGATACTGGCTTATTGGCATCTGAAGTATTATCTACGCTACCAAGTCCTACCATTGTCGCTGTTACACCAGATACTGTACCAGTAAATGTTGGGCTTGCTATTGGTGCCTTTAAAGCAAGTGCATTTGTTATTGTTGCTGCATAGTTTGCATCATCACCAAGTGCTGCTGCTAATTCGTCAAGAGTATTTAGTGCTGCTGGGGCTGATGCGATTACTGCATTTACCTGTGATGTTGCATCTGCGATTGCTTCTGACTTAGCAGTTGCAATTGCTGTAGCCTGTGCTGTTGAAACTGGCTTTGCTGAGTCTGCTGTATCATCAACATTTCCAAGTCCTACCATTGCCTTTGTGATACCAGCAACTGTGCCAGTAAATGTAGGTGATGCTATAGGAGCCTTAGTGTCTATCTGTGTTTGAATTGCAGATGTAACTCCATCTACATGATTAAGTTCTGTAGTAGTGATGGTTGCACCATTAAGAATGCTTAACTCTGAATAGTTAACATCTCCAATAATTGTTGTTGAAGGAAGTGTTACTGTTCCTGTGAAAGTTGGCCCTGCAAGGTTAGCCTTTAACTGTAGAGCAGCAACTGCTGTGTTAGATAGAGGCTTGTTTGCATCTGAAGTATTATCTACTTCTGGTAGACCAACATCGTTTTTAACTAAACCAGTAGGACTGGTTATTGCTGGATATTGTAATGTCTTGTTTGTCAAAGATTGAGATCCTGTCAAGGTAACAAGAGAAAGTGTGTCTGTAATTCCGTGTACTGAAGATGTGTCCTGGCTATGATCTTGGATTGCACTTGAAACATGAGAAGTTGTTGCAACTGTTGAGTCTATATCAAATCTTGATTGTCCTGCATTCCAGTCGATTCCTGCACCAGCAAGGGATGCGTAGTCTGCTTCTACACCAGCGATTGCATCTGCAATCTGATTTGAAACGCTTGTAAAGAAGTTTGGATCATCATTGATTGCTGCTGCTAACTCATTAAGAGTATCAAGTGTTCCTGGTGCTCCAGTAATTAGTGCTGCTAGTTCTGATGAATTAGCAAAATATGTCAGGGCTGTCCATGCTGATGAACCGTTACCCATCTTAAACTTATTTGTGTCGGTTTCGAATCCGATTTCACCTGCTGCTAAAACAGGGTTTGCAGCCGTCCATTGTGCTGCAGTTCCTCTGCGCTGTTGCATTCTTGTTGCCATATTTTATTTCTCCTTTATGGGGGCTGCCCATTTACTTATCTTATTATAACATCAATATTTTAATTGAAGTTATCTACTACACTACCGCCATCGAATACAACTGTCCACTCTGTTGTAGAGGGGCTACCTGCATCCAAACCTACACCCAATGGGCTGTTGAATGATCCACCTTCATAGAACTGAGATACTATGAAACCAGTTCCATCAATTGCGGTATCGTGAATATGCTGTGGTAAATTATTTGTATCATCAATAGTTGCTTGGGTATACCAAGAACCATTGTAATAGAAATTAACTCTGTTTGTTGAAGTGTCTAACCATTGTTTACCATTAGTTGGTGAAGAGGGAGCAGTTGATGATACAGCCATTGCTGTTAGGGAATCTACATACTCCTTGGTTGCTGCGTGTGCGTTAATAGTAGGAGTTCCTACTGTTACTGCACCTCCGAATGTACCGCCGTTTGCTACGGCTAATCCATTCTTGACTTTAAAGTCTTTGTTCTCTGTTGCCATTTATTGCTCCCTCTTCCAACTATTTTTATTTTTTATTACTTGATCAATGTTCCCATAACAGTAATTACTGAAGTGTTGTTTAGAGTTGTTACCCGTAGTTCAACATTGCTTCCTGATATTGCTGCTGAGACTCCTGCTAGTGCAACATTTGTTGCAACAATTCCGTACTCTGTAATTGCGATGTTGTCTGCAGTGTCAAGTGTTAAAAGAACCTTTGACATTTCAGTGTTTGCTCCTGCACCAACTCTTACAAGGAATTCTGCTGAACGGAAGTCAGCCTTTGCCCATGAGTAGGCTGTTTGAACTCCTGCTGTTGGTGCTGATAGAGTTGCTGCAACTTGCTTAGCAACTGAGTTTAACTCAACTGATGTAAATGAACGATTTGTTCCATCTACCGCAGCACGAGCACGGGCATCTGTAAAGTATAAGTTTGTAACTTCTGCTACGTCTGCTGTTGTAAGTGCATCTGCATAAGTTTGTGCTGAAGTTAGTGCAGCATTTGCTTTTGTAGTAGCATCTGTTGCTGCTGCTGAGATTGCTGCTGCTTGTGCAGCATTTGCCTTAGTAGTAGCATCTGATGCTGCTGCTGCTTGTGCAGCGTTAGCCTTTGTAGTTGCATCTGCTGATGCAGTTGATACTGAGGCTGCATCGCCTGATACTCTAAGTGTTGCTTCTGCAGCAACCTTTGAAGTAGCGTCTGATGCTGCTGCTGCAATAGCATCTGCTTCTGCTGCGTCAGCCTTTGAAGTAGCATCTGCTGCTGCAGTGCTTCCAATTCCATCTGCGTAAGTCTTTGTTGCTGCGTGTAGTCCTGATGTTGGTGCACCTGAAAGTGTCAAAGCACCTGTCATTGTGTCGCCAGCCTTTGAAACCTTTGTGCCAACGGATGTTGTTAGTGTTGTAGCAAAGTTAGCGTCGTCACCAATTGCATCTGCCAACTCATTAAGAGTATTGAGAAGTGCTGGTGCTCCACCTACAAGCGCTGAAATTCCAGCATCTGTATAAGAATTTGCACTTGTTAATGCAGCGTTAGCCTTTGTAGTTGCATCTGTTGCTGCTGCTGCTTGTGCAGCGTTAGCCTTTGTAGTTGCATCTGATGCTGCTGTAGAAATTGCTGTGTTAGCCTTTGTAGTTGCATCTGTTGCTGCTGCGGAGATTGCTGCTGCTTGGGCTGCGTCAGCCTTTGTAGTAGCGTCTCCTGCTGCTGTCGCAACTGATGCTGAATCTCCTGATACTCTAAGTGCTGCTTCTGCAGCAACCTTAGTGGTTGCATCTGATGCTGCGGTTGCAATTGCTGCTGTGTCTGCAGATACTCTAAGTGCTGCTTCTGCAGCAACCTTTGAAGTAGCGTCTGCTGCTGCAGTTGCTTCGGCTGCAGATTTAGCAGTTGCAATATTTGTTGTTACTGTTCCAAGAAGTGCTGTGTCTGCTGAAGTAGCAAATGATTGTGCTGCAGCCTGTGCTGCGTTAGCCTTGCTTGTAGCATCTGCTGAAGCAGTAGCCTCTGCTGCAGTCTTTGCAGAATTGGCCTTGCTTGTTGCATCTGCTGAGGCTGTAGCCTCTGCTGCAGTCTTTGCTGCTGCTGCTGCTCCAAGAACATCATATGATGCTGCTGTTGCAGAGATTGCACGAGCATTTGTAAAGTAAAGGTTTGTACCTTCTGCAAGATCAGTTGTTGTAGAATCTGCTACACCGTTTTCTGCGGTAATAACAAGACCTGAACCTGAACCTGTAATTGTAATGTTAGTCTTTGTAGCACCAGTCAAAAGATCTGCTGCTGAAGCCTTAGAACGAGCATCTGTGAAGTATTGTGAACTTCCTTCTGCTACATCAGATGTTGTAAGAGCATCTGCGTGTGCAATTGCTGCAGCCTGTGCTGCATTTGCCTTTGAAGTAGCGTCTGCTGATGCTGTTGATACTGCAGCGTTAGCCTTTGAAGTAGCGTCTGCAGAGGCTGCTGATTGTGCAGCATTTGCCTTAGATGTTGCATCTGCAGAGGCTGTTGCTTCTGCTGCAGACTGTGCTGCATCTGCTTCTGCCTTAGCAAATGCTGTAGTTGCAATCTGAGTTGTATCAGTATTTGCTGCTGCAGTAGGTGCTGTTGGGACTCCAGTAAGTGCTGGAGAAGCAAGTGGTGCTTTTGTTCCAAGTGCAGTTGTAATAGTTGTTGTGTAATTAGCGTCATCATTAATCGCTGCTGCTAATTCATTTAATGTATTAAGAAGTGCTGGTGCACCATCAACAAGATTATCTACTGCGGTTCCAATTGCTGTGTTGCGGTTTGCAACCTCTGTGTTAATTGCAGATGTAAGTGCTGATGCTGCTGTTGCTTCTGCTGCAGCCTGTGCAGCATTTGCCTTAGTAGTTGCATCACTTGCTGCTGCTGAGATTGCTGCTGCTTGTGCAGCATTTGCCTTAGATGTTGCATCTGCTGATGCTGTTGATACTGCAGCGTTAGCCTTTGAAGTTGCATCCGCAGAGGCTGTTGCTTCTGCACCTGACTTAGCGTTGTTAGCCTTAGTAGTAGCATCTGTTGCTGCTGCGGTTGTCGCTGCAGATTGTGCAGCGTTAGCCTTAGTAGTAGCGTCTGATGCTGCTGCAGAGATTGCTGCAGACTGTGCTGCTGCTGCAGCACCTGATACATCAAATACTCCTGATTTAATATTTAGTTCGCCAGCAGTAACTTCCATCTGTGTTGATTCAACGGAGGTAACAAGTGTAGTTCCTCCAACAATACCAACGATGTAATCTTCTGAAGCCTGATTCTCTGTAAGAATGTTGAAACCGTTGATTGTACCTGTTGTACCTTCAACGACAAGACCTTGTTTGATCTTGAAATTTTTATTTACTGTTGCCATTTTTTATATCTCCTTAAGCCTTTAAACCAATTCGTGCGTAACGAACTGTTATAGGTGTAATACCGCTTACTGGAGTGACTGATAAAGCCACGGTATTTCCAGTGCGGGAGACATTAATGGTGCCAATATTCCCATCATTGTCGATTGTTGCATATTCTGTAACATTTATGTTTATTCCATCAACAAGAATTGTTAATTCGGTTGAATAGTACTTGTTGGCTCCTGCAGTGGTTTTTGCTATTGAAATAATATACTTAACCATGCGCCACTCTGTAGCATCAAAGTTATCAACAACAGTTACGTTTTCAATTCCGTTGACTGTAACTTCGTTATTACCTGCAGAACCCAAATCTGTTGATTGAGCAGTTGCGGTATCGATTAGATCTACATAATTTTCTTGAGTAGGTCTGTCACCTGTCTGAAACAGGGATTTTACACTTGCGATTGATATCTTAGCCATGTGGTAATTGTAACATGCGTTTTAATGATATTTTTATAGAATGTAGTTGCTATAGCCAATAACTTGAAGCCCAATACCTGGGGTATTACCCAAACCAATAGCCTGTATCTGAATGGCTGTAAACTTAACTCTAAAAGGAAGTATCTCTGTGATCAAAGTGTTTCTTGTAAAGTCTTCTACCTGAATTAACGGATAGTCAATAGGAAAAATTTTTTTTGTTTTACCGTTAAGTTCATCAAGTATTAATGCTGTGGCCATTAATCTGTTACATCTTCAAGAATTTTTAGGCTACCCTGAGCAACCGTCCAAACTCTTGTTGGGTCTGACACTTGTATATCAAAGATGTCTCCTGTTTGAAGTTGTACTGATTGTGCTGCTGTAAGATAAACCGTAAACTCTCCAACCAAGTCATCTTCATCTGCAACTGGGTATAAGTTTAAAACTAATGTTGCAGCGTCTGTAATAATTCCAGGGGTTGAAGTAGGTCTCTTAATCTTCATAGCAATAGTCCATTGAGATCCAGCACCCTTTAAAATTAGCGGTACCTTTGCATCATCTGTTACATAAACCTTAAAGCCAGAAGTATCTCCACGGACAACAGTCCAAATTACAGTTGGAGGTGGGTTGCCTATATTGTATAGTGATTGAGATCCTCTTAGAGTTGCCATGATGTTATTATATCACGACAATCCGTCTTTGAGTGCTCCCCAAGTACCGTTGCCTTTTGTCTGAACAACAATTAATCCTTGTGTGCCCTGAACTGCAACAACTGCAACATATCTTGCTGGGCCAGTTAATGGTCTTCCTCCAACAAGTTCCCCACTTGAATTAATGTAAACTTTTGTTCCAGGTACACCAATTCCAGATGTGTTCATTTGCAAAACTCCAGATACTACGGCAACACCATCACTTAATGCAGCGACTCCTGTCTGTATCAAACCAAGTATTGGTGAATCTTGGTTATGATTACTTGCTGATGGGTTATATCTTTCTACAGTTGTTTTCATTTGTCCGCTATGTGAAACATTTCCTGTAATATAAACGGGAGTTCCAGCAGACAAAACAGAACTAGTATTATTTCTAACTGGTGAAGAAACACTAGTCATTCCTAGTGGTGGCAAAATATCATTTAAAGCATCAACAAGTACTTTAATGTCTCCGTGTACGTTCACGGGATCAGAAGCAAGTGGATACTTCATAGTAGGATAATTAGATGATACGCCTGTAGCCATAATCTTTATTATACACCTAGATTTGACTTTTGGATGAAAATTATGTTATACTTGGTAGTAACACCTACCAAGGTGTTATTGTTTTCTAAGGAGGAAACTATGATTAAATTTATCGAAAGAAACAAAGAGATCATTAGCACACTCAGTATCGTATTAGTTGTGACTGTATTTTCGAATGTCGCTAATGCTACCCCAGAACTAGATACTAAGAACAATCTTAGCCTTGAACAGGCTCAGACATCGGAAACCACCTCGAAAGAGGTTTTTTTGGTTTCTAAGGCAAAAAAGTTAGAGAGTTTTGAGAATAAGGTTTCTCTGACTGATTTAGAACTTAAGGAACTGTTATCACTAGTTGGCTTCAAGGGCAAAGACCTTGTTGTGGCTTGGGCAGTTGCTAAGAAAGAGTCTAATGGTCGCCCATTAGCATTCAATGGAAACCACAAGACTGGTGACTCGTCTTATGGAATGTTCCAAATTAATATGATTGATACACTTGGTCCTGATCGTAGAACCAAGTTTGATCTTGAATCAAATGCTGAACTATTCAATCCCGTCAAAAATGCAGAGATTGCATACTACATGACAAAGGGTGGAGACGATTGGTCTTCTTGGAAGGGTATTACCCCTAAGACCAGAATGTGGATGAATAAGTTTCCTAAATAATATGCTCTACCCATGTCCTTGGAGTTTTGTCTGTTACGAACTCCAAGGGCAGGTGGTAGGAAAAATCTTTAGCCCCTTGAGATTGAATCCAAGAACAAAGATCTACTAATCCAGACTCTAAAGATTTTTTTGTTTTATACCCTAAAACACTTCTTGCAAGATCTGCAGAACAGTTTGCATTTATAACTTCTTGTGGTCTTCCTGGCATATAAACAGGGTCTAAATCAAACTTAAGGATTGTGGCAATTTTTTTAGCAAGTTCGTTTATTGTTATAAACTCTTCATCTGGCCCTATATTAATAATCATTCCATCAGCAACATCGGTCTCACACACAAGCATTAGGGGGTCAACAACATCCTGCATAAACGAAAAACATCTCATTTGAGAACCATCTCCATAAATAATTGGCTGATTTCCTTGAAGCATTCTATTAATCATAATTGATGCAACATTTCGATAAGGATCATCATATTTTTGGCGGGGGCCAATGATGTTATGCGGGACGAGGATTGCATACTTCATTCCGTGTGTTTCACAAATATTTTTAATTAGCAACTCTGATGCATATTTAGCAATACCATATGGGTCTTGTGGTTTAGGAGTCATGTCTTCAGTAAAAGGCACAGTCTCTTGTGTACCATATCTAGCCATAGAAGACATATAAACAAACTTTTTTACATTGTGCTTGACTGATGCACTAAGAGCAACTGTTGTTATGTGAGAAGTATTTCTAGTTACTAGCGCAGGGGAAAACACAGACAATCCTTCATAGGCTGTGCAGGCTGTATGAACTACAAGATCAATACCTTCAAAATGTCCCTCAATTTCTTCAAAGTTTCCAAGATCTTTTTCATAAAACTTAACCCCAGTTGGAACATTTTTATAATACCCACCAATAAGATTATCGATACCAGTTACCGTATGACCACGACTTATGAATTCGTCTGCAAGATGGCTACCCATAAAGCCTGCTACCCCAGTTATTAAAACTTTCATGGCTTATAGACTACCAGAATTATACTATCTTGAGAAATAGAACTATTGTTCATATTGTAAACTTTAAATGTGTACCCTTGAAGAGTTTTTATAATTTCTAAGACATTTTCCATATCTGGAATGTCTTCCATAAAAAATTTACCTCCTGGCTTTAATTTTGAATAGTAGAGTCTAAAAGCATCTATTTGTTCCTTTGCATAATGCATTGAGTCATTTACAATATAATCAAAATAGTTATTTTCAAAATTGGTGTGCAGGTCTTCATATTTACCAAAGTGAAGTATGCCAGGAATTTGTTCTTCTGTATACTTTACATTGTCTATTCCGTGAATTTCTGAATTAACAAAAAAATCTTGCCAAAGTATTAAAGACCCTCCGTAGCAAACTCCTAATTCTAATATTTTTATATTTTCTATTTTGTCAAACTCTTCTTGATAAATTGGCAAATAGTTATGGACTGTGTCTTTATCACTTGGATAGTTTAAACTTTGAGAAATAATCTTTAAACTTTTCATAAATATTCCTTTGGTACAAATTTTTTAGTGTTTCCATTATAATAATGATGAACGATAAGCCTGCTTGTATCTTTGTACTCTGGCTCTTGATGAAGCATCACTTCATTTTCGTCAAAATGCTTTACTGGGTTGTTGTGGTTTTGGAAAAAATCCCAAACAGAATACTGAGTAGAAACCCAGCAAAGATCTCCATATTCTTGATCTGTAAGTTTTTCTTTATGTCTAGACAGTATATGGTTTACATAAAACTTCATATGGGATAGCATGTCTTTGTTAGCCAACTCTTTACTTAAAATAAACTGTCCATCATTCATCCCTGGCCAAACCTCAACTTTAGTCATCAAATCATTGCTGTTGTCTGGCTTTGCCCACATGTGTTTTGTTGATCCATGCTTTGCAAATAATACTTCAGGATCTCCGTGAAATACTGTATCTGTATCTAAATAAAGAATATTGTCTAAGCCATATGCGTGTATTGAATCAATTGCATTTTCCCATCTATGTTTTAGAAATTCTAGATATCCACGCTTAACCCAGTCTTCTGGCCATCCACCGTCATCTTCAACATCAAACTTTACAATGTTTACATTTTTATCAAACCCTAAATTAGATGTTTCTATATTTGATGGAGATATATATACGTAAACTGGAATATTAATATTGAATTTTCTTAAAGTGTCTATTGAATATCTTAGTTGTTTGTAGCAGTGTAAATTTTTAAGAATTCCTGATCTAAGATGAAATGAGTAAACTATTGCATTCTTCATGATGCCTCAAACATAAAAGATATTGCTGCTCTTGGATTTGAAGATTTTACCTCATGAACAACAGATCTTGGAACATATATAATATCTCCTGGATTTAGTATAAAAACATTACTTTTATTTTCATCAAATATGGTCCATGTTACTGACCCAACAAATTGACAATAGATAACATCTATTGGATCGCTATGTTTTCCAGTTGTTGGCTCCTTGTTTGTAAGACTGACGGCACCAAAGTAACCTGTGCATTTGCTTGAGCCTTTTATGCTAAGATGTAAGTTTTTTAGTTTTTCTAGTTTATTTTCAATTCCTGGAAAATTTTTACTATCTATGTTGTCTAATGTCATTGTTAGTTTTTGCCAGAAGTTTACCTTTCCAATTACCTCTTTAGATCCTTCTATTCTATTATTTGAATCATTTAAATCATAGGCATCGTTAATACAGTTAATAAAATTGTTCCAAGAATAGTCTTCGTTAAAGTATTTATTTATAACTATAACTTCGTTTAAACCTATGCTACTTTCTTCCATTTTGGGTTTTCCATGCATCTTCTGAAACCTTGCCTCTAATTACATCAATATAAGTTGGAGACTTAGTAAACCACCAATGCTCTGGCTCTACAAAATGAAAAAATATCATTGCAACATTATTTGTTTCTGGGTTTGGAAACTTTTCTCTCCAGTGCTTTTGATCATTTCCATAATAAGCAAGTGCTTGATTTGGAGATAGTGTGTAGTTCTTGTCTTCTACCCATAAGTCCCATGGTTCATTCTGGTAAACACATAAGTCTAGTGTATATGTACATGCATTATCATCTTTGTGCTTATACAAACTTGGTGCAGGATCTTGTCCTTCATAGTGTGCAAACAATGTATAAGATGGCAAAAGAGTTTTGCTTTTAAAACACTCTCTAGCAATAGGCAAAACCTTTTCGGTGTATTCTTGAAGTATTTCATGATTTACATAATATCTTCCAAAACCTTTGTCATAATTGTTTTTATCTTTTGGAGAATTAAACATAGTATTTTTTAAAAATAAAAAATCAGGTGTATCAAATAAATCCTTTATTACTTGTGGATCTTTCATCTTAGCCAACTTACAACTGCATATCTTTCACCTTCAAGAACTGGAGAAACTGAATGATTATAAACATATGTAGATGGAAAAAGTATCATCTGATTTGCCAAAGGCTTTATTGTTAAGTTAAATCTTGGGAAATTTATTTCTCCTCCTAAATAGTTGTCGTTTAAATAGTATAGCGTAGAGATCCTTCTGTGATAGGTTGGATTGTCATCAATATGGTTGCTAAAATGCTGATCTTTTCCATACTTTAATATTTGATACTTATCATGCCAAAATGTTTGTACCCCATAAGTATTTTTATAATCATTTTCTATCACAGAAAAACCATCGTCAAATATTCTAAACAAATTATTATAGAAAGACTCTTTTTTAGGATTTTGAAATCCAGTTTCTGATTTTTCAATTCCTATACTTTTTACATCTCTAATTTTTTTATCAAGCGATACACCTGAATCATTTTTTACATATGCATCTTGCCATTCTATGCTTGCCGACTCCATGCCTTCTTCAATATCTTTTACAAGTGTTTCAAAGTCTTCAATTACATCATCATAGATAACTATTCCTGGAGCAACTTCTTTTTTTTGCATATACCTATTCCTATCTGTTAGCAGTGATCTTCATATTCAGTTCCCGCTGGGAAATTTTGACATTCGCAAGCACATTCTCCAAAGCAACATAGAGTTACACCAGGTGCTGGAGTAGGTGTTGGAGTTGGGGTAGGTTCAGGAGTAGGGGTAACAGGTGTTGGTGTAACAGGTGCTACAGGAGTAGGAGTAACAGGTGCTACTGGGGTAGGTGCTACTGGGGTAGGTGCTACTGGGGTAGGTGCTACTGGGGTAGGTGTAACTGGGGTAGGTGTAACAGGTGCTGGTGCTGTATATACATAAATGGTTAGTCCAGTATTGCTTCCACAGGCTACAGAGGTTCCTGCTGATGGACTTTGAGATTTAACAGTTCCATTGTTTTGTGCAGTTGCACCTACCGATGTCTCAGTAGCAGATTCATAAAGAAGTCCTGCAGAGTTTATTGCACTTGCTGCTGCACTTTCTGACAAGCCTACTACGCTAGGCATTGTGCAGTTTACTGGTGGTGTTGGTGTTGGTGTTACAGGTGTAGGAGTAACTGGTGTTGGAGTTACTGGTGTTGGAGTTACTGGTGTT